TTATTTGACAAGAACTTTAATCTGGTTGGCTCCTGTTCTTGCTAATACTCGGAACCCTGCAGTAGCAGCAGTTGCAATTCCTTCTTCATTAGGTCGGCAGTAACTATCCAACTGACAGGTTCCATCATCCCTCACAAGGAGCTTACCCATCATTCCTATGACTACCCATTCCATTCGATCTATACGGGAGACGTACTCGCGTGAATGATCATAAGAGGTGCTAATGACAGCACTGTTGATTGTATAAGCTGGTACTATAACTTCTCCTCGCTCATCCTTTTGCTCCGGAACCACTCTGTCTTCGTATTGGATCTTGCCCCATTCGTCTGTTTCATATTTGCCAATCCAATTTAGGTGGCTGGCTCCTCCTATAAATGACGGCCTCGCACTGACAATACCTGCAACATAGTCATCTCTGTTTGTTGCTTTCCTAATTTTTTCACCAACCGTTGTTACGAAATATCCCGGTTCAATCGGCTGCCCATCTAGAGTTTCAAACATTTCGGCGTAATTCGCAGCAGGTGACATAACAGTTCCATCAATATACGGATTACCGGTTGAACCTTGGAGTACGGCGGCTAATCCTGGGCGAGAAGCCTCTAAACCATTGGCCAGATGCCAAGAGATAAGATATAAAGTTTGACCGGCGTATCCCATAATATGTGAAAAAGGGTGGTCCGACTGAACAGTTGTAACGCCGCCTTCTGCATGAGAACCAACACCACTCGCTCTTGCTCCGGATCCTTCTGAATGAGCAGCATACCCATCCGCTGTGTTATTTCCCTCGGCATGGGCATACTGAGCACTTGCCATGATTGCCCCTCGGCATGAGAAATAAATCCAGATGCTTGTGATAAATACCCTTCCACGTGAGAAGGCTCACCCGTAGCAACACAAAGGTAGCCTTCGGCATGGGAGTTCAAGCCGATAGCCTGTGTCATAGACCCTTCACTGTGAGCATTATTTCCGCTAGCTACAGTAAATTGACCTTCGGCATGGGCAGCGTGCCCTGAGGAAACGGTAAGGTAGCCTTCGGCGTGGGACCCATAACCGGATGCTGTTGTATAAGCTCCTTCAGCATGGGCCGCATCGATTGTAGCCAGCGTCATATACCCTTCTGCGTGAGATGCAGCTCCCGAGGCGAGTGTGTGGCTTCCTTCCGCATGTGCTGCTGATACACTTGCTGTCGTCTGGTATCCTTCCGCATGAGAAGAAAACCCGCTTGCGGTAGTCGTATTTCCTTCGGTCTCAGAGCAAAGTCCCGATGCATTTTGATTACACTCTGAATCTGCCATTACCATTCCTCCTAAATTTAGATATAATGTACTCTATTAAAATTTAGAAGGATTGGACACTGCATTATCCCCTTACACAAATTCCTGTTTTAGGAAAAATCAAAACCACCTGTATAACGGGTGGTTTGTTCTGCGGCTGAAAGCCTTTGTTACTGGCCAGAACTAAAAGGGCGTTGAAAGTTCGCCAAACGCACTACTTTTTCGGCTACCCCTAAAGGGGTCCTCTATTTCTTCTTCTTTCGTTGTTCCTTTGTTTCTTCTCCTGTAAACGCATCAATATACTCCGCCATTGTTATTTGTTCCGCGACAATATCTTCCTGCAATTTGTTTTGGATATATTCTTGTATCACTTTCTTGTTCCTTCCAACGGTATCCACGTAAAATCCTTTACACCAGAACTTCCGATTCCTGTATCGATACTTTAAATTTGCATGTCGGTCAAAGATCATCAAGCTGCTCTTTCCTTTTAAATATCCGATAAACGCTGATACACTAAGCTTCGGTGGGATGCTCACCAACATATGAATGTGGTCTTTGCATGCTCCCGCCTCAATAATCTCCACGTTTTTTCTCTCACATAGTTGTCTTCGTATTTCCCCAATATCCTGTTTTAATTTCCCGTAAATAACCTGGCGTCTGTACTTTGGCGCAAACACGATATGATACTTACAATTCCATTTTGTATGTGCTAAACTGTTCATATAATATGATATCTGTATCCCTCCTATAGTCGCTAAATTCGGTTGGCGAACCAAATTTATTGTAACATTAGGAGGAATTTTTTTTCATACATCGCTGAAAGCTATCCCGAACCATACGCATAGCGTATGGTTTTCTTTTCAGAAAAAAGCCTTGAGTATCAAGACTTTTAATGCAAGCATTTTAAGTTCACCTTGCACTTAAGTGAATTTATTACATTACTTCTTATATTATATGGGGATTGATCTGGATGCCAACGCTAGTACCTTTTTCAGACAAACATGTATTATTACCCTAAGTAAAATTTAATGTATTCTTCTAATTGGTCTAGCCAAGCGTCGATTGTCTTCTTTGCTAGAGCACTGCTGAAACGCCCTAGTTCTCTCTCTCCGTGGCTTACAACCACTGTCGGGATGATCTTTACTTCCGTGTGAATGGAAGGATCATACTCAATCCTAGAAACGCTGACCTGCTGTCGTTCCTGAGCAATCTTGTCGAGAGTCTTCTGGAAGCGTCGGCAGTGACCGCAGTCGTTGCTGTAATAAAGAGTCAGGTTCATTCGTCACCGTAATCATTCGGGAACTTATAGAACTTTCCGATAGTTACTGTCCATTTACCGAAGTACAAGCACACGTAGATATTTCTCTTGCCCATGTGGTCGTTAGTGTTGAAGTTAGCTCCTAAAAGGAAAGTTTGGTTGTCATATACCTCAATGTTCCAGCCGTGATAGTCTCGTTCTCTCATATTCGTTCCCCTTTCTATTAGGCGCGGATTGCTATTTCTACACAGGAAGTAATCACGTGCTCAGGCGCATTGCCAGTGAAACGCCCTACCTCTTTGCCTTCTTTTAAAGACCACCGTAGGAACGCTCATAACCCCGATTTTCGAAGCAGCCTCAGCACCGATAGTAGAATCAACATCAATCCCACGCTCGACAGTAACCTTAGAGAGTGTTGGAGCAATTAATTTACATGGAACGCACCAAGGTGCATAAAATTTAATGATGTCATTTGACAATTCCTCCGAATATGGGTAAATAAATACGCCTCCTTACTTAGTAGTTTGTGAATGCTTCAGTGAAGGCTTCGAGTAGTTGCAAGCCATCCTCCTTAACGTCCATTCGCATTTTCCGTGTTTGTTGGGGAGTAGACTTCAACCATGTATGTGATAATGTCGTTTCCAGCTTCATCATCATCCGGTACGATGTTCTTAATCGTCAGCACTTTCACGATGTATTAGACCATGTGGTTACTCGTCTCATTTCCGACGATAATCTTGTCACCTACAGCGTACTTCGCAGATACGATAATGTCTGCCATGTGGTTCTCACCTCCCTTCAGGGATTAGTTGAGACCCTCTTCGGGAGTCACCACAGCAGTCTTCAGACCGTCAACCAACTTAACTGCGGTCTCGACTTGGGCAACTTGTCCATGGAAGTCACTGCGGTGAGCTTTGGCTTTAGTAAGAAGCTCTTGGTGATGAGCAATGATTGCTTCCGCATCCTGAGCGATATGTTCCATACACCGTGTTGCAGTCGAAACTGAAGACCAAGTAAAGCATCCTTCGTGTCACTTCATGTTCAGCCCAAGCCAGTTGTTCAACCAGTTCCCTGTAAGTAGGTGCTTGCAGGGTTACCTTTTTACCGAAAATGCCTTTTACGATGTTTGCGATTGATTTAAGCACCTTGTTGGCTGGCTTTCTGACGGATATAATAGAGAACCCTTGTCGAGTAGGTGGAGGTGTCGTAACCACAGACCTCAAGCAGTTCCGTGATATCTTCGATGCAGAGGTTCTCATTACGCTCCTTGGTTTCCTGAGCGAGAACGGATATCTCCCGTTCATACTTGGAAGGAATCTTGGTTTTCTCTTCTTTTACGTCAGACTTACGGCTCTCGATTTTACTTCTAATTCGAGCCAAGGTACGGTTAATCGTCATCGGGTAAACGTTAAGACGTTCCGCAATCTGTGTATTGTTGTTGCTTGCGTCCTCCAAGACTAAACACATGACCTTCTTCTCGAAATCCGTGAACATAGGGTCTTCTAGTAATTGCTTTACATAGAGACGATTGGTAACTTCTTCTTCAATACTTCTCTCGTCCTTGTTGGCGAACTCGAAGTTTTCCATACCGTCGTAGTGCTCAAGTTCATCACTGAACATCGCAATCTCTCGGTAGCGTTCGACAGTCACCTTAAGCAGTTCGGACATTTCATCCTCGGCGGGGCGATACCCAAGGGATTCCTCAATCTGGGCCATCCTCTTAATGAGGTCAACTGCACCACGACTTAACCGGACAGACTGAGAGTCACTATAAAGAAGTTGATTGATTTCCCAGAGAATGGGGCGCACGACAAAGGTCGTAAACTTAATGCCCCTATCAAAGTCAAAGTCTCTAATAGATGTGAGTATTCCGATACACGCGTGTTGGTACAGTTCGTCCTCGGTGATACGAAACTTTGAAACAAGTTCCTCGACACTCCCTTTAAAATGCTTGATGATCGAGAAGATAAAGTCTCTATTAGCTTTCAAGAACTCGCCCATGAGTTCTCTATCTTCTTTACATGCTTTCAGGAGTTCTATATTGTGCATATCCTTCAGGTTGTCTTGCCTAAGATGTAGGTAGTTGGGACTCAGCACTATTACTTCACCTCGAACTTTCTGTCTTCTTGTGCAGCTTTCAAAAAGTTCACTACCTCACCATCTGCAGTAACCACGACACTATCCTCGTTGACTGTAAGAGTTTTTTTGAAATCGCTCCACTTCAATTTCGGTCCTTGAGGTTTTGCGAAGCCGTTTCTCTCCATAAATGCTTTGTACACAGTGTCATCCATCGTCTTGATTTTCTTGTGGTTGCCTGTGGCTCGGGCATCTGTTACCTCAATATCCAATTCGTTATCGGCTATCTCGGGGGTATTAACAACACTCATTTATCCCATCTCCTTCCGGTATTAAACCGTGTTATTTGCTTCATACTCTAGTAGTCGCGCTATGTATGGTATGAGATGCGAACAAAAAGAAAAGACCCCTTTCAGGGTCTTCCAGGCTGTCGAGAAAGTCTCGACAGCTATCTTTATATCCAAACTATTTAAGACGACACCGCGTTAATGTTGTATAATATAGGTAACTATTTTTATAGAATGGATGGTGTTCTACATGCTACGCTCCAACCGAGAAAAACAGCAATCTTACGGATTTGTTTCCATAGAAGATTTGGTCCCACAAGATCATTTACTCCGTAAAGTAGATAAATATATTGATTTTTCTTTTATCGATGAAATGGTTCGCCCCTTATACTGTGCGGATAACGGACGTCGTGCGATAGATCCAATCGTATTGTTCAAAATGATTTTTCTTGGTTACTTTTACGGCATCCGTTCTGAACGACAACTGGAACGGGAGATTCAGATGAATCTAGCTTACCGCTGGTTTTTAGGACTCGGGTTGACCGACAAGGTCCCGGACCATACAACCATTAGCTGGAACCGGCGAACTCGCTTCAAAGATACAAACATCTTTCAGGATATTTTCGATGAGATTGTCATGCAGGCCATTTCGCATCGGATGGTCGGCGGACGTGTTCTGGTGACCGATTCAACTCATGTTAAAGCGAATGCCAACAAGCACCAATACACCAAACAGAAAGAACTGCAAAATACCAAAGATTACGTGGACGAGCTTAACGCCGCTGTGGCGGAGGACCGGAAAGAGCACGGAAAAAAGCCCTAAAACCTAGAGAGGAAGTGACTGAGGATAAAGAAATTAAAGTGAGCAAGACCGATCAAGACAGCGGGTATATGATTCGAGACGGTAAGCCCGAGGGCTTCTTTTATCTGGACCACCGCACCGTGTTTATGCCAAGTACAATCTTATTACGGACGTGCATGTCACGCCGGGAAATGTTCAGGATTCTGTTCCCTATTTGTCGCGTCTGGATCGCCAGCGAGAACGTTTTGACTTTAAAATCGAAGCCGTTGCCCTAGATTCGGGTTATTTAACCACGCCCATTTGCCGAGGATTGCAAAGCCGAAAGATTTTTGCAGTGATTGCCCACCGAAGATTTCATTCCAAGCAAGGGTTGTTTTCGAAATGGAAGTTTACATTTGATGCGGAGCGAAATCGTTATGTCTGCCCTGCAAATCACGAACTGAATTACCGCACAACGGATCGAAAAGGCTACCGGCAGTACACGTCAAATCCAGAGCATTGCAAGAACTGCCCCTTGCTGGACCGATGTACGCAATCCCGAAACCACCGGAAGGTGGTGACCCGGCATGTCTGGGAAGACAGCAAGGATTGGGTACGGAATAACCGACTCAGCAAGTCAGGCAAACAGTTGTACCGCAAACGAAAAGAAACAATTGAGCGAAGCTTCGCGGATGCTAAAGAGCTCCACGGGTTTCGCTATTGCCGTTTGCGAGGGCTACTAAACGTCAGGGAACAAGCACTGATGACGGCAGCCGTGCAGAACATGAAGAAGATGGCGATCCACCTGGATCGCCTGGAGAAACGGGGATAACCCCCCTATTTCCCAATTTTACATCTGCCAAAACAAAAAGAGAAACCCGATGTCATGAAAATGACTGGGTTTCTCGACAGCTATTTTTTTATACATTTAATTCAACACGACACCGCGTTAATGTTGTATAATATTAGTAAATAAACGTGCGGAAGGGTGTACAAATATGTTGCGTTCGAATCGAGAAAAACAACAGGCTTACGAATTTGTTTCCATTGAAGAACTGGTTCCTCAAGATCATCTGCTCCGTAAAGTGGATAAGTATATCGATTTTTCTTTCATCGACGAAAAGGTTCGTCAGGTTCTACAAAACACCCGTGATTATGTGAATGAACTTAATGCTGCCGTAGAGGCCGACCGGAATGCACATGGAAAAAAGCGCTAAAACCTAGAGAGGACGTGATAGAGGAAAAGGAAATTAAAGTGAGCACAACAGATCCTGGACAGCGGTTATATGATACGTGATGGGAAGCCGGAAGGATTTTTCTACTTAGACCAGCGTACTGTGGATCTGAAATACAACATGATTACGGATGTACATGTGACCGCTGGAAATGTCCATGATTCTATACCGTATTTGTCACGTTTGGATCGTCAACAACAACGATTTGGTTTTAAAGTAGAAGCCGTTGCTCTGGACTCGGGGTACTTGACTTCACCCATCTGCAAAGGGCTGCAAAGCCGAAATATTTTTGCCGTTATTGCTCACCGAAGATTTCACCTGACCCAAGGTTTATTCCCCAAATGGAAGTTCATATATGATGCACAGCGCAATATTTATGTTTGTCCGGAAAAGCACGAATTACCGTATAGAACGACCAACCGCGAGGGATACCGACAGTACACCAGCATTGCAAGAACTGCCCGTTATTAAACGAATGCACACGATCTCGAAACCACCGAAAAGTGGTGACCCGTCATGTCTGGGAGGACAGTAAAGAGTGGGTGCGAGGCAACCGGCTCAGTCGATCCGGGAAGTATATCTACCGCAAACGAAAAGAGACGATTGAGCGAAGCTTCGCGGATGCTAAAGAGCTCCATGGGTTTCGCTATTGCCGTTTGTTCGGACTGCAAAACGTCAGGGAACAGGCCCTGATGACGGCAGCTGTGCAGAACATGAAGAAGATGGCGATCCACCTGGATCGCCTGGAAAAACGGGGGGTAATCTCCCCTATTTCCTTTTTAAACCGACCACTTAAAATATGAGAAACCCCGTACTTTGAAAAAAGTAGAGGGTTTCTCGACAATCTGAAGACCCCTTTCGGGGTCTTTCTATTACTTCAGCGGATAGGTTTTCTTGCCGACCTTGAGTCGCTTTTTGGCAGACTCAGACGGTTTGATAAGGATTGCTCGATATGGTTCAATGACCATCGGCTCTCCGGTCTGAGGATTCTTGACATGCTTTGCGTCTTAGTCCTTGGGTTCGAGATTAAAGGAATTGATAAGATAGATTCTGCTACCTTGAACCAAGTTTTCGAGAATAGTATGTAGGGCCAATCTCGATATTAACTGAAGGGTTTTTCAGGCTACCCTTAATCTTCATATATCTCTGTTGTGGCGGGGAGTACCTGAAGCAACCCTGTGTCGCCGTGAGTACAGGTAGTACCCGTCTCAACCTGAATCATCGCTAGAATAGTATAAGGACTGACCCCGTAGGTCTTGCTGTGTTTTACAATAAGTACAGCAAACTTGTTAACGTTAGACTCGCCGGAAGAATGTCTAATCCCATCAAGTAAGGCGTATACTGCTTGCATGCGCTGTGTACAAGATTTTGATGGGCGGTCACGAACTCGTTGTTCGTCATGTCTCTTACGTTAGTTGTCATTAGACAATGTTCCCTTCAGCTTCAAGAACTTCCAACAGGGTCTCGTAAGAAGGCAGGTTGATTACTGTCTCTTCAATCCAGTGTTGGAACATATCGAACTTATCTTCAGAGACCAATTTCTCTTCAGTGATGGAACTCAGGAAAATACTCTTCCCGTTCGCTTGGAAGTGAATCTCCTTCGTGTGCTTCTCAGGAACTTCTTTAAGTAGCAAACCTGAGGCTATTCTGTGGTCAATGTTCATCTGTATCACTCTCCCTTTACTCTCAGTAGTAGAGTTATGTAGGGAGAAAGATGCGAAAGAAAAAGAGACCCGAAGGTCTCGAATTTCTTACAATTCACCTCAATCATTGGAAGAGGATACTTTGGCGTAGTTGCGTAGCTAAATTAGGTCTAAACAGGCAAAACAGGAGTTAGCTTTTTTCCTGATAGCGTCGATATTTTCGTTCAATTTGATGTCCGAATTGTACAGGTCTCCGTAGCTTTCTTTCAGGGCATCCAGTTCCGCAGAGATAAGGCACTTGCCCTCCCCTTCAAGCACATTGGTATAATCCAGTCCCATATCAGAAACAGCCTTCCTGTTGTTCTGAAGAACTCCATAAACGTCCCTGAACTTAATTTTCATCGTCTTGTCCTCCTAATCGTGCTGAGACGGTTTGTGTAGTCTGCTGAGAAGCAGTCCTGAAGACACTGCTTGTTACCTTCAATAGAAGCCTGAAGCCCAGGGGTGGAAGATACGTTAGCGTCCATGATGCGTTCTAGCAATGATTCAAGCTGATTCTTGTTCCTGCGAATTACGTCTACCGTGGCGGGCGACACATGCCGCATGGCTTGCTCCATATTCCGGATAGCACTCTCAATCATCTCTACTTGCTCTACTACAACTCCAAGAGTGTAAAAATAAGTCCTTTCCATTTTATCCCTCCTAGTAATATGCGTTTAAAATGTCTTAGCATTTAAAGATTTACTCCACCGTTAATAGATGACTTCCATTTACCTTTTTGCCAAAACACGAAGTCATCTATAGAGTCAGTTTTTAAAACACCATTCATGGCGTACCTGCATTTTTTTCTTATAGATCTAGTCCTTCGAGCGACGAATCATCTTCTTTGCTTGCTTCTGAGCGGTACGACGGGTGGCTCGGTTATAAGCCATAAAGGGGATAGACTTGTCCAACTCCCCTGCTTTAATCAAAGAAGCCACATCAGATATCAACAGTGGGCTATTTCCCAGAATCATTGCGTTTTCGTTTTTGTCCATCATCAGTTTTACCTTCTTTCGCTTGAGAGTCTTTGTACCTTTACTTCTTGCCGCCCTTCTCACGATAGAACATGCCACCCTTCCATGCGGGGCTATCCTCACCACGGAGCACAATAGGTACGAGTTTAATGACGTACAGGTGGATCTACTTTTCGTACTTTTTGTTTCTTCTGTCCGTTCTCGTTCACTTCATCGGTAGTCGTTCTCAACTTGTTTGTTGAGTCCTTCAACCTTGGTCTATCCTTTTGACAATGGAATCACTTCTTAATGTATGGTGTGCAAACTCCTTAATTAAGAGGGACAGTGTAACCTAGATGGAAGGAGCGAACTTAAAAATTTGGCAGATACAGTCGGGGTCATCGCATCCGTTAGCATTAGTGTTCCGATCAGGAAGGATCTCTTGGTGCTCATAGTACCCTTGAGCTACGACCGTGATGATACGGTCTTCATCGTGCATACGTATGATGGCTGAATCTCCTGCTCCGATGAAGTGGAACTTACCTGCTTCTAGTTCTGCCTGTGCGGCAGAAACCAGACCATCCTGAATCTCTCCGTCGGTAAGTTGTCCGGCATTTCCGAAGTATTCAAAACCCTGCGGGAACAAAGGGACTGCGAAGGCTTCTTCTGACTTAAGCGTTTGTTGAGCTAAAGTGCTTTCTAATTCCTCGACACGTTTCGATAAGTCTTTATTTAACTTGACCGTCTCGTCATAGCGCGCGGCTTTTTGGATGATGGCAAGAAAGTCACCACCGTTCATGCTAGGCACTACAGGGAAACCGAAAGGCTTAAAGGAAATCTGTTTTGTCATTGTTGTTACCTCCGTTGTTTGTTTTACTGTCCCTATAGTGGTCGCTCCATACCAGTTGTTAGTTGCGATTGATTCTGTAACTTCGTCGTGCTCCGTTCCCATGACAACATTTTCGTACTATGTTCGGTCAAAAGTAAAGCTAGTTTAGTGTTGCGGCTAAAGCATTCGACTTCGCCGTTAGTAATACGTGTGAAGCTGGCATTCGGACCCTCGGCTGCAGCTTTGTTCTTGTAAGAATCTCTCATTTCACCAAAGTATTTATCATTATATACTTTGTCACTTTCCCGTAGCTCAATATATTCGTCGCTCCTTAGCACTAAGCATGTCCACATCCGTCTTAGCAGAAACCCGCCCGTCTACTTCTACTAGAGTAGCTTCTGCCAATCAGGTGTTTCTCCCTTGTCTATCGATGACATGTCCATCACAAACCAGACCTCCCAGATAGTTAACGAACAACTACTAGAAGGCCTGAATATTAGCTATTATAGGCTTGGAACGTAGGTCATCAACGTGAGTAGCCGCAGAAAAGAGTAAGTCTCGATAGAAATTCGTGCGGGGGTAAAACTCAGCAAAGAAGTACATCAAAGAACCTTAGTGGGCAGGATTAGAACCTATCCAGGCTACTATTAAATAGTTGTGTTATTGGTAGGCTCTGTTGCCTCCTCTTTCACTTCTTCCGCTTTTAATGTCCAGTATGCCACCTTTGTAAAGTGAACCCCTGATACCTCACCCAAGATGTTTTCTACGGCGAATACTTCACCTTCCTTTTGATACTTACGGAATATTTTCTTGTATTCATCCTGTACGTCTTTAGCCGCCTTGAGGATTATTTCCACAGGCTTGTCTACGCCATCCTCGATAATCTTACCTTTAAGCTTAGGGTCAATCTCGAACCAATCGACCCTCTTAACTTCACCATTGTCAAGGAAAAAATCAGCTGTTATCTGAACCCTCATTCTTAAAGTCACCCTCTTCGTCTATATACTGGTAGTCTTTAAAGTCTTTAATGTGAATCTCAATGCCCTCCATCCATTCACCTTGCTCGTTAAGCATCTGTTCGATCTCCATGAGTTTCTGAAGGTTGTACTTGCTAACCGGAGGAACGATAGATTCCTCGCCCTCGTCGTACCGAACCCACCACCTGCGGACAGTCTCGATAGTAAATGTCTGATTGATGAAGTTTCCGCAGTGACTGCACCACAGCACCAACGCCTTATCACATTCCATCTCTTCAGGTGTAAAAGAAGAACGTGCCCCACAGTGGGGGCACTTGTTTAAGAATCCTATCATTTATGTCACCTCTCTATAATGGTCAGCGTATGATTAGCGGGAGTTACAAAGTCCTTTCTTCAGGTCTTCAAAACTAGTTTTAAACCTTTTACTTATTTGCGCTCTTGTCTGCTAAGCTGTGGGAAGGTTTAATGAAGGAAGCAAGCAATGCAATACCTGCAAAGATTTGCGGTAAAGCGGAAGCGGGAATTGTTGTGTGGAAAATAGCACTCAGCGTACCAGCCACGAATGAACCCGCAATGAGTTTTAACCCGAAGCCGATAACCCAACCTACCAAGAGAGCAAACAAAGTTTTAAGTAGAATAATACTAATAATAATTGCTAACGCTCCTGCAACTCCGACTGCTCCTGCCGCACCAATACCCAAACCTGCCAATAACGCTCCGACTACTTTTTTCATTGTCGAATCTCTCCCTTAAAGTATTTGAAGTAGTCATGCTCATCACTTAATGGCTCGTACTTGATTCCGTTATCGGCGGGATATGGCTCAGTGTGAATTACTTTTAATTCCTGAATCTCTTTAGGTATTCCATTAGGGTAAGCCGCACAGGTCATGTTCTCCCGTTCGTCCCTATTAAAGTGCTTGCAGAATATGCAAGGAATTGTAATATCCATTATAAAAATCCCCTCTCCATTGCTGCCAATTCCATCTCTTTCGTATACGTGACTGATTGAGTTTCTTCTATATAAAGGAGCTTCACTCAGGACAGGCAAGGCAACGTAAGACGCTTTTAGGAAGTTTGCTCCCTCTTACAGAGATATAGTGCTCGTTATTAAAGAGATGATTTTATGAAACACATGTTGGCACATTGTTACCACCCCTCACATTTGAATCCACCGTACTGCTCGTACCACTCCCATATCTTCGCATCAATAGGCACTCCGGTTATCTTGGCGGTGAATGTTTCAGGCATCATTTCAATAGGAAACCACTTGGTCGCATAATTACAAAGGTGGTTCGCAATATACGTCGATTCCGCATTGGTGAGGATTGTCTTCGCTCCGTAGTTGTCAGGGTCAAGGGCAGAGTACGTATAGAACTGTTGTGCTCCAATGTTGTGATAATGAAGCCAGTGCCCAATCTCATGAATGACCGTCCTCAGTTTATTAGGAGAAGACTTCTGTCCAGTATCGTATTCCATCTGAGCGATGACATCCGCGTTGGCGTAGTCATACGTCTTACTTACAACAACCTTTCCAGAGGAAGGGTCAAAGTATCCATTCGCACCATTACCGTTCTCAATCTTAATTGTTAGCTTATGCTTCTGAATCATATCAGCGAAGCCGCCGCAGGTATTCAGGAGTAACGCCAATGCTTCGGTCACATAGTTAGCGGCATCAATCTTCTTAGCGAAGTTTACTGACACTCCTAAGTTACTTGCCCACTTCTCAGCTTCAACAACGGAAGTAAACGGTTGCCACGTAACAGGAAGCTGTATGCCACTTTCCGGTGCGTCCGGTGGTTGTTGGTCTTCGGCTGGCTCTTCGGGCGGGTCAGGGTAGTTACCTAAGTCAGTTGTTCCGGTGAGTACAAGGTTAACGTCAGGCTCAGTAAGGAAGTGGAACATCAACTCAAGGTTCTTTCCGTCTCCGTGTGGTGTGTGGTACTCGAACAGGAACTCTTTACCTGCCACCACTGGATGCGCTACCTGTAAGTACAAGCCTTCCTCGTAGTTCTTGCAATGAATGTTCTTGGCGAGTACCTTTCCGTCCACAGTTAAATTCCAGTAGTCTTCGACGGTATTCATGTTCGTTCTGATGGATACCGCATAGAACTCAAGGTCATGGGACATTGTAAAGGTATCTTTGATCATCCTATCCCCGTTCGCCTTAGCAGGAACCGTGATTGCCCTGCCCACAAAATGAGGGTGAGGTTTGGTAGGGTAGTAGGGTGGGTCTAGTCGCCCACCGACAGCATAACGATCGAACACTACTGACCCTCCTCAGTCTTGGAATCCATTATCTCTGTAATCACCCTAAGACGGAACCCACAGGTTGCTTTGAGGTCCTGGAACTCTTCCATAAATTTATCCTTGTGATGTTTTACAAGTGCCAAGCGCGTAAAAGCATCCTTGTTTTCACGGTATCTGGCCTTCTTTCCAGCAAGATGCTTACCCCTGTGTTCGTGGTATTGCTTAATCCCCCTTATTCTCTGGTCACAACAAGTGAATAGATGATTACTGCTACATATTTTTTGGAAGGTCTTACCGCTTTTCTTGCAAACAAAATCCTGTTTTACTCTGGGTTTGTAAGGCGCAACGAAGGTCATACCCCCTATTTTTTTAAAGTCAGTTGTCAAGTTAGACCAATTAATAGTTGAAATTTTGGGTATCACTTTATCTACTCCCATCTGTCGGAGAAGTTTGTATAGCCAAGTACGGAGGGTGAAGATACCTTCTCTTTCCTATGGCTGGCTTTGTTCTCATATCTTTACGAATTCCTATGTAATCTCTGAGCATTCTCCAACCTTGACCAAGTTTCCTTAACCATAATACTTACTGAAGATGATGGAACTAATCGTCTTCACTGACGCCCTTCTTCAGAAAAACACCGCCAACAGAGACGTATCTTAAACCAGCGTATTTTTCCTCAGCTACATCGTTCGAGTCATCCCAAAGGGCATTCATCTTGTTTGCGTCCTTGATGGTGTTACCGCCCATGGTAAGCAGAATCTCTTGCAATGGCTCAGCACTCATGTGTTTCCTCCTAGTGTAAAATAGTTGGTTCGCCGTTCATCTGCTCAACTTGATTCATGACTTGCATCATCTCTTGAGCGAAGGTGATAATCATTGCTGCGGCTATATCAGAATCGACTTCCTCTTGCCGACCGCCATTCTTAGCGATGTTCTTTGCCGTGTGAGCAACCTTACCTGCGATGATTTCTGCGTATTGTTCTGTTGTCATCTTCAAAGCTTGTCGCCCCTTTCTCTATAGTGGTCGCTACATAGTCTCGGATAGTTGCAAAATCAAATTTTCAAGGAAAGGAGTGCGAAAGCAGAAACGCCCATCTTCTTGCTCAGACCTAACTGCCCTTCATAATCAACTCAAGAGTGGATGGAAAATCCAAAGGACGAATACTCGACCGCTCCGTAGTGACGGTCTTCCTTGTTCCGTTCAATGTCTCCGGTTCTCATACGCTGAATGTCCCCGCTTTACGTCCAACCTGAAGCTTGTTAGATTGCAGGATGTAAAGGAGTTGAGCAGTTGTCACAGAACCACCGAACTTACTTTCAATCTCACGAGTCAGAACATCTTGAGCACGTTCAGGTCTCGGCAGGATTGCGGCAGGTTCTTCGACCAAAGTGTAGCTGTGAATACCGTCACCCAAGTTGTCAACACGAATCTTGTAGCCTTGCTTGTACAGTTCTTGGAGACGTGCCGCCCAACGCTGGCTGATTTCGTACATTTCGTAGTTAGCCAATCCTTTAGAACCTGCGTTACGCAGTGCGTTCAGCACCATCGCTCGTTGAGAAGTACGCTTCTGCGTATTAGGGTTGAATTTTATTGTTGTCATGTGTCCCTGGCTCCGTTTCGATTGTTTGTTTTGCCTTACACTCACAGTAGTCAAGCCATCGACGTAAAAAGGTGCGATAAAATAAAAAGACCCCCGAAAGGATCTTTTAGGTCTTCTTGGCTTGGACTCTTGAGGTTAAGTTAACCATCGCCAGAGTAGGTACAGAAGCCGAAACGGGCGGCTGGACTTGGTATGGCTTGTCTCCTATAAAGGCAGTAGCGCCATTACCGGACACCGCTATTGTTACGTTTGCCTCCTTATCTACTGCCTCAATGACAAGCACCGTTCTTGGGTTATCGTCGTGGATACCGCCCACCTTGGCGTAAACAGGGCATCCTGCCGCTGTTAATCTACTTGCGATATGCTGAACCAGTTCGGAGGTTACATGCGTATGGCTGGTCTTATACTCCCCTGCGTTTAATGTGATGGGGTAATCCGTTCCGTTGACAGTAACGACGATGTTGTCATTAGCTCCAGTTTTAATCTCTGTTTCTTGGGCAAGAGAAACGTTTCCCCACACCCTAATCCCTGAAGCTGTTGCCATGTTATCACTCCTTTCAGACTAGTTATCTTCAATATAAGGTACTTACTTTAGTTAGTAACAAATAACAAAGAAGCCGTTATTATGCGGCCTCCTCTTCTTCCTCTTCGTCAGCCTTCTCAGCAAACATACCGACTTCATACTCGATACCGAACTTGGAAAGCTTCTTCTTAACCTCTTCCTCGAAGATATCTCTCCAATCCAAAGCACCTTCGTTCATAAGACGGATTTGCTCTTGCGAGAAGTTGCCGCCCCAATAAGGAGATACCTCAATATCCGATTTGAATTGGACTCCTGCATCGTTAGGGATAACATTAGCCATCGTATCTGTAATCGCCTTTAGTACGGCTAGATCAACGGTCTCAGGGGCGTCGAAAATCAACTCGTCGTGTACCTGAAGGACAAGGTGGATATCATCCTTCTCAAGTTGAGAAACATAGCCGTTAATTACCCACTCACGACGGTTTAAGCACGTAGTTCCGTCTGGTCGTTTAGGGTAGAACAGTTCCACCATCGCCTTCTTGGATTGGTCAGCGCTTGAGCCCTGGATTTTGGCATTACAACTCTGCCGCTTGCACTTTTCAATTTTCCAGTGCCAACCAGAACGCTTCCACAGATCCTCCTGTTTAGCTTCAGCAATGGTCTCACCGAATCTGCGTTTGCGTCCAAGAACAGTCTCAATGTAGCCCTTCTCCATAACCTCTTTGTGGGTTGTTCCTTCCCACCTAAGGTAGTTAGGCATGGAGGACTTAAAGCCGTCAATCAGTTCCTTTGCTTCCTCTTTACTGGATTCAATTTGGTCACTTAAGCCCAAGTCCGTAATACCGTAAATTACACCGAATACTACGGACTTGGTTTTCTTACGAAGTAACTCAAAAAATGTGGAAAGGCGTTCAATGGTCGGACGGACAATCTCCGTAGTAGAAGAGTTAGTGCCCTGTTCTTTACTGTTCATATAAGTTATTGCATAGATAAGTTCATGAGAACCTGCATATTTCGTAATCGCTTCATCTACGTTAATGCTGGTCTCTTCTTCTGAATCCCCCTTGTAACCCCGAATCGTCTCGAACATATCATAGTCGAAGCTGTGAATCTGGCATGTTACCCGACTGTGCATATCAAGCCCTAGCTTGAAGATATCAATGAGGGTTTGTTCCTGAGTAAAGATAGCCAACCAGCGCAATTCCTGTTGCGAGAAGTCTCCGCTGACCAGTAGTCTCCCACTAGGGGCACGGAAGGCATAGCGAATCAGGTCAAATTTAGATGGAATTTGCTGAAGGTTTGGTGCTGAACAGGAAACACGTCCAGTCCTTACCAGTTGGTTGTAGGAACAGTGGATGATTCCTTCTACCGTATCGTCAGGAAGCTTATTACAGAAGGCATCAATTAGCTTCGACAGCCCACGGTATTCTAGAATATAGTCGATAATTTTGTGAGTCTTATCACCAAGGGTCACGGTTACCTTCTTATTCCTTGTAAGTACCTTCTTACTTGTAGACAGCTTAGGTACTTTACGCTTTAGGTCTTTGTCGTAAACCATTTCAGTCTCAAGAATCTTATGCTCTACATATAGTTTGCTGGCTAGTTGTGCGGGAGAGCCTAGGTTAAACTCTTCCACTACTTCGTACTCTTCCTTAAACTTAATCCCTTGTCGCTGTCGGGTTCGTGACTTAATAAGAGTAATCGTTCCGCCTAAGACGGCGAAAATATCAGCCTTAAGTTCGTCCAATTTCTCTTGTAGAACTTTACCAATAATATCTTTCAGAAACTTGGAGTCTAGCTCTACTCCCCGTCGTTCTGCTGTAGCAAAAACAGCCAGCAATGGCATCTCAACTTCTCGGAAAAGACGGTAAACTCCGTCAAGTCCAAAAGATGGATTTTCCACAATGCTTTTTTGATATCTGAACACCCAATGAGTCATGAATACGTCATGGCAAGCATAGTAGTTAGCAAGCCTGTGAGGTATACTATCAAATGGAATCTTGTCGAACATGTTACCGAACTTAAAAGTTGGGCGGCTAAGTTCATCATGGCTCAATTTACCTTGCTCGATTAGCCAAGGAAGAGCGTAAGAGTTGTACCATTCCTTCAGACCTTTTGGTTTATTTTCGTTTAATAAACCGCCCATAATCATCGTGTCCCAATAGATATTAAACGTAATGTCAATATCTGCCCAATTCTTGAGTGCGTGAATGTCAAACTTTGCGTTTGCCATGACAATCATTTCCTCTTCTTCTAACAACGGTTTAAGAGCGGTTGATACCGTATCAAAAGACAAACATTCAACATTTATCGACATTTCATGTAAAAAAGGGCGCATGGGTATATTAAAATACTCTTCTGATTCAAAACCTATGGAAATTGAGATTAAAGTGTCCCGCCAGTTGTTTAGTCCATAAGTCTCAGTGTCGAGATAGACATAGGCATCGCCTTGATACATCGTTTTATATGCTTTGTAGTAGTTGACTAATCGCTGAAGTAACTCAGGAGTATTGATGAGCGTGTAATTGTCAGGCATGACGATCGATGCTTCTACGTCTAAGATTTTCTGTTCTTTCTTAGTGAGTTTCTTCGCCTTTTTAACTATTTCTGTATTCCTAGTGCGTGTGGTTCGGGCAGACTTCTTTTCGCCCTTAGTTAAAATGTTGATGACTTCGTTATCTGACATACTGGCCCTCCCTATCGATATGAAAATAACGTTGTAATGAATATTATTGACTGTCGTGTTTAAATAGGGTATTTAATAACGAGGGCCATCTCAGCCCCTCACTCATTACAGATTAGAATGGAAGTTTGCGTTGTGTTGCAGGTACTCCTTGTTGCTCATAGGCTGGCTGAACACCTTGTGGTGCATGATTATAAACGTTAGATTGAGTCTGGGCACCTGCTACTAACGCTTGCATGAAATCTGCAATATCGTCTGGGCTATGTGGTGTAACTTGCGGTGTAATATCAGGCATCTGGTCGATTAATTCTTGCGTCGGGAAGTCCAGAACAGGTTTTCCAGCTTCAGGGTTTGTCACATAGCGGCGGGCACTATAGGCAGTGTCGGAAGCACCTCTACCAGTGCGGTAAAGGGTTACGAAGTTCTTAGTAGGGTCGCACTCGTCAAGATTGAATTCTTGGTTCAACTTTTGAACATGAGACTTAGCCAAAGAGACGAATTTGACTCTCTTCTCTATAGGGTCATACACACGGAACTTAATCCGCAATGCAGGATATTTAAAAGGGTTTGCTTTGCAAAGTGGGCAAATGTCTTTGCCGGGGCAACGAATGTATTTAGGTGTCAGACCGGATTCATAGTGCTCACGGATACCGAACAGGTCTTCAAACCAGTCAATGAAGAGCATAGTCATTGGCTTTCCTTCTTCAAAAGTAATGAATTCTGCACCGCCAGAGAGAATTGCTCCAAGACCACGAACGACTGTGTTAGACATAATGTGTTTCCTCCAATGTATTTTGTATTTGAGGTTCGCTGACCTCTTACTATTAGTCGTCGTTCCATCTTTTCAAAAAGGAGCGAATGACTTTTCAAGAAATTGGATAGGATATATTAAAAAGCGATTTAATCTTCTTTTAATATTTCTTCCTTAATATCAGTAGTAGATGTATCTCTTTGGAAATCTGTGTCATTTGCTTCAACTACTAAAGGATTGGGTAATTAATATGATCTGTAAAATTATAGATTTGTTACAAAACCTATTTTAATTGCACTGTTTTACAACATAGTGTATTGACACTACTCTAAGTGCAGTTGTAGAATGTTTCTATGAGATATTTGAAACATATATAGGAACAGTTAAAGGTTTTTTAGGCAAAGTATGTTATACTTTAAAAGAGAGAAATACTGAAGCTAAAAACTCCCAAGACACTCTTACTAATATCTATCTATGTATGTATATCTTCTAAGGTAGGTAAATTAGGGTGTTACCCCTGACATAATTTTTTTAACGTTTTCATCGCACGGGAAGCATGGGACTTGTTCAAGCCAAGTAAGTTAGAAATCTCTGTTGGCTTCATATCTATCCCTTCCTCTGTGAAGAGCATGAAATCAATGATTCGACGTTGTTGCGGTGTAAACATACAGAGGTTGTTCAAGTAATCAGTTTTTACGTCAGACAGTCCATAGCCTATCTCTTCAGTTGCGTACGAGAAGTAATCGATAGTTGAACCATATTCTTCATCTGCCCCATCGCAAAAATTAACAGAGGTGCTGTTTTTGCTAATCATACGGTTGTTTTTGCGGTAGTAGTCAAATACTGCACGTTGAACGACAGTATGAGAGAATGTGAAGATATCTTTCTTAACTTGTCCTTTGTCGATGGCTGTAAGAATACGAAGCACAGCTTCTGATTGAACTTCTTCACGGTCTTCACTTCTCACGCCTTTCAGTATAAATTTGAAGATAGGTGTTAAGGACTCGATATCGAAGTTCGATATCGTTGTTTGAGTTGTCATAGTTAATATTCCTCCAATGGTTTCATGTGTAATGTGTTGCCAGTAATATCAGAGGTCGTTGCTTCGTTTGAGTAAGATGCGACTAAATTTGAATAGAATTTTGCTTACTGGAACATTGACCCGATTAGGTTCACGTTGTAGGTGTCGAGACGGTCTAGTAAACAAGCATTAAGCAGTTCATTGCTGTCTTTGAGCGCAGGAAAGCTAGGGTAGCGTACACGGTTCACAACGAACCCTGCCCTATCCAGTAAGATTGCGGCGTCTTGCATTCCCTTCTCGCCCGCTTTATCGTTGTCTAGCATCAAATCAATTTCCTCGATGCCAGCCAACTGCAACTCCCGAATTTGATTCCTGAAAAGAATACGTCCGTTAATCGAGATTGCGGGGATATCCACCTGATAGTTGGACATACAGTCAATAGGTGATTCGACCATCCTGACTCGCCTAATTCGGTGTTTCGTGGTTCTAAGTGTGTTAATGAAATGGAGACCAAAAATAATATCTTTCTTTATCGCGCTGCCTTCATTAATGAACTTAGTACCGTGATAGCTGTTGCCTATCTTTCTCTTCTGCACAAAACGGAGTTCTCCGGATCTCGTCCTCTGAGGGAATACAATTGTCGCAGTTGCAGTGTCAACACAGATTTCGTAGGTTTCGAGGGTTCTGTCGTTAAATCCCCTAGAACGCATGTAATTTATGCCAGTCTGATAGAGTAGTTCATTACTAGCCCTCGAATCTTTCATGCTAGTAAGAACGCTCTCTTCAAGATGGGGAATAACGTACTTGTTCCTGCGATTATCTATGAAGTCAACCATATCGAACGTTCTTCGTTTTTCTTCCTCGATGATATAGGTAGAAAGCAAAACTTTAATGCCCTCTCCTTCATTCAGGTCAAGAGCGTTCTCTATTAAAGTGTCTATTGTTCCTAAGTAGCCACAAAAAAAGCAGTTACAGTGATAGGGCGGTTCTTTAGAGATGCCAAAAGATGCCCTTGTTTCGGAATGTAATGGACAGCAACTCATGACCCATCCCCCCGTATCATTCAGTCCTGTGAATGCTTTAGGGTTACTTAGAACCTTCGAGAGATGCTGATACGAGAACCTGAGTTCATCTGTCAACTCTTCAGGATCAATGTACAAGGATTCAAGAATCTCAATATTGGGATCCTCTTGTTTGAGAGAGAGATTAATCACTTCCCTTTCCCCCTATCTGGGCGAAACCGGGAGAGTGGATTTCTATCTCGTCCTCATGAACATCGACGTGAACGTTGAAAAAGTTAGGGAAGTATTGGCAGTGAGCCGTTAACTCCTTACTCTCCTTATACGCTTCTAAGCTGATAGAGTTAAGGTACAGTTGTACCCACATGGGCTAGTCCCTCCCTCTCTTAGAAGTATTGTTCGTTAATGGAATCATCCAGGAGAGAGACGATACCAGAGTCGAAGTCGTAGCGCACAAGGAACGATTGTCCGCTTGCATTTTCACGATTTTTTATGACCAAGATTCTAAAGGTGTTGTCACTCACTTTTACGATAGAGATGCCCTTTGAAGCATCCTGTACGATGGCGAAGGTTTCCCCAATATCTCCAGCATCAACGTTCTCCGTAATGTCCTTCTTTACTTTCTTAAGGGCATCGCGGTTCGCTTGAGCGACAACTATTGCGGGCTTACCAGTATCGAGAATTAAGTCTCGAACTCCTGCCGAAACATCATACAGGCGCTGTCTAAGGTCGCCGCTCCCCCGTGAGGGAAGTCGTAACTTTGATAATTGGTCGAGTGTCCAACGATTGTGTCCTTCTCGTTCGAGTATCCGGTGGATTTCGTCGAGCGTGTAAGGTTTGCCTCCATTACTCTTAAGGTCGTAAATTACCATGTCTTTCTTCTTCTGCTTAAGGCGGTCAATAAACTCCGCATAAGCATCTCTCTTTTCGTTAGAGAGCGTACCGCGTGTTAGAGCAAGCCGTGACACTTTGGCAAGTGTATTGTCCCAGTTATGGGCAATTTCTGACGCTCTTTGCTCCAAGGCGAAGTAGGCTGGATAGTCATCATCTAATGTACTGTTCCATGCCGCTGACATCATAAAGGATGATATGAGGGTCTTCCCCATGTTTGTTGGCGCAAACACGAGAAAGTAATCGACCGCCCCATCTGTGTATTCAAGTCCGTTGGTCGCTAAATCTAGCGGCTTGAATCCAGTAGTCATTCCTATGATTTCATCTTTTGCCCTACCGTGGATTTTGTCATAAGCATCGAGACGTTGTTGAGCATTTTCGATGTAGGAGTAGCCCTGACCCCTTAAGCCGATAGACTTCAGAAATCTTCCTGCTTCCATCTGAAGTTGCTGAATAGCCGCTGTCGTTTCCTTTTTGGCGAAAGTCTCCGAAGCAGATACCAGTATCGGTTTGAACTCCCTATAAAGAAAGTCCTCCCTCACCGCTCGCACAACGTGGTCGATGTTCTCCAATTCCACCAACTCAAACGTATCAAACTTGTTCATTACCGTTTCTATTGTTGGCAAGTATCCGTTTTTCTTTTTGAAGCCTTTGACGTACTCGAAGGTTTCTTTGTGTACCTGAAAGTAGTCCTCAGTAATACCTGCATCCTCGACAACGCCCCACTCTTTAACGTTTAGGATGTGGTTGAGTAGCTGAAGTTCTTCGATTGCCGCCATTGTGTTCCCTCCCAATTTCCGATTACACTCTTAGTAGTCGAGTCATCTACGGAAAAAGGTGCGGCGTGATTCCAGCTAAGGCTCTATGTGACTTCATTTCCCTCATCGATTATGTACAAGTCAGACTTGTCCTCCTGACCAATTTTCAATAACAACACCCTTTATGGGGATTTTTACCCCCCCTAATTTCAGGATAAAACATAATATTTCTTCCGCCGGAAAATTTAATCCTATATTATGGAAATAGAAAAGGACTCACCGAATACAATTAGAAAAGTAATTGTATTCGGTGAATCCTTACGGGTTTTCATGTAGCGACAGTGCTTGAGGTAGGTCATGCGATCAGCGCAACTAAGTTGTCTGATAAATGCTCCTTTGGGCTGTTTTCGCTTGCCTCTCTAAGTTCGTATCGAGCTGTTATGAGCTGTATCACAACATATATAGAGTCTCTTTCAACTATGTTGTTCACAAATAGCTCGACAATAGGTAAATCTTCACTAAACACGTCAACAAACGCTCCACTTAAATTTAGTATTTGTAGGTATTATCTTCTCTTCTGTCTCTGCCGCCCAATGGAATGACCATCGTATTGTAAAGCATTCGAGATACAACCATGTCTCCAAGCATGTCATCTTGACGTAATATTGAATCAGGGAAATTGCTTGTAAAGATTGTACTTTTCTGTGCTTCTTTACGGAAGTCAATAACATCATAGATAAGGTCTCGAATGATTGGGGTGATTCGACCGCTCCCGATATCATCTAGTATTAGTAGCGGAACGTCATTCATGTGGTTGAGTTCTCGGTGGGCTTCGTAGGTAAACTTCTCGTCACTACGAGTGTAAATATCCCGCTGACGGTTAGCCCAAGCTCCAAATTTTACATACATTCCCACAGGGGTTTCATAATCAAACCATTGTGGGTCACGACAAACTTTGTAAATAAATTCATTAAGAACGGCATTGGCTGTCCATGATTTACCTGTACCTTTGCCCCTGTTAATCAAGGCAAGGTTCGTACCTGAAGTGACAAAGCCTACTGAATTAGATAGCAAGTCCTTCAGGATGGTTGCAAAGTCAGCGTTGTCCGCATCCTCAACGTAGTTGTGCAGGTTGGCAGTACGGTACTCCTTGGGGATTTTAGCCAAGCCGATAGCCTTTTCCAGTTTATCGTAGCCCACACAATAGGTGAGCGTATGCTCGGGCGGCAACTTCACTTCACCGCTACGAAGTTTGCACCAGTCCTTTACCACACAGGTTTCACATGTGCTAAACAGTTCTGTCTTTGTTTCAGTCAATATACTCATTAGTTACCTCCTTTAATCCTCTTCAGGAAGTCTTCAGCAGACATGCCGCTCTTTGTCTGTACGGTAGTCTCAACCATTTCCTTCTTCTCTTGCGCCGCGATATAGAACGGTTTCTTGCCTTTCTCGACGAACAAATCAATCTCTGCCGCCCGTCCTGAGGTACAGAACCACTCAAGGGATTGATTGTCGTATCCAATTTGGAAAAAGGCATTAATTCTTAGCTTAATTAGCGCCTTGTTGCCGTCAACATTCTTGAGCAAGCGCCCAATCATTCCACGGTGTTTACTTCGGGCGGTTTCGTGTGTTCTGCCTGTAGCGTCAATAAACTTCTCGTAGAAGTATTGAACGAAGTTGTCGTTCTTCCATCGATCAATGTCATCAGGCAGGGAGAACCTGCTTTTCCCTTCCCCAAAGTTGCCCGCTTTTTCAACATTGCCACCTAGAACGTTTCTCATTACTTCCTTTGTCGCAGGTTGGTCGGAGATATCAGGCTTCGCCTTTCCAGCGTACGGTGGGTTGAACATATCGTCACCTTCCTTCTTCACCCTGCTTAAAAGGGTCTCACGTATATGTGATTCAGTCTCAGCATCGACAGGAATCTCCCGAAAGATGATTCCCTCTTTGTCAAGCTTCTCAAGCATCTTAATGAAGCATTCGTATACATCTTCGTATAGGCATACCTCAACTTCTTTGTACACGGAATTTACAGTCCGCCAGAACATTTCGGATACATGTAGATGGTCAATCTTGTCTATGTCCATCAGATAGTAGGAGTTCGTCTTCCGATTACCGTTACGTTCCTTCAGGATGAACCCCTTCTCGCAGAGTTCGTCAATGTACTTGATTGCCGTTTTCTTGGTGCAGTTGCAAGCCATAGCAATTCGTGATACGGCAGGAAATGCTTCTCTTCCGTTCTCAAAAACGTACTTGGATATCACGCCGTAGGCTATCTTAGACGTGTCCGATAATTCCAAACAAGAAACCACCATGTTCGGCAGTTGCACATGCCCTCTGTTTTCAGAGTCACGGTAAACGAATTGCTTTTCGCTAGATACTATCACTTGTCCTTTGTATTGCCCCATTGTTAAATCATCTCCCTGCTCTAAGTGGTCGGCGCAAGTATTAACAAAGTTGCGGGAGATGTTACGTCCAGCCCCTTCCCTGAAGGACTTCGGCGGGCGACCCTTAGGCGTAAACTTGCTGATAATACTTGTGGTATTCAGTAATAAGATTGGACATATTGACCGTCTCACCTGGCTTCCTTTAGAGCAGGGGATGTCACGTTGTTCACGTGTATGACTCCGTTGATAGCACAGTGGATTAGGCATATAGCTGTATGTCGCATATGTCTCAACCCCTCTGTTATCAATAGTCGATCTATCTATGGAAAAAGATGTTCGCTCGAAGGCGGGACTTTATTAACCGATTACGTGTACTCCTATTGCTCGAAGTTCTTTAATGAATTTGGAGTACGTTGTGTTAGTGAAGGTAAAGAGTTCGGTCGCCTTCTTGATTTCCTCGTTGGTCAGGTCTCGAAGGTTGCCTTCGCTGTCGCCCATGCTTACAAAGATCTGTCCAGCCAGGACTTCGACCTTTTGCCGTCTTCGTCGTACAGTGGGCGGTTGAGCATTAGCCCGTCCAGCTTTCCATTTTCATTGCAGAAGATATCGAAGTCGTGATAACGAACCAACTCGATGTACCCGCCGGGAATCGCTTGCAGTTCACTTAGTTCGTTCTTGATCGTCTTCACGTATGAGTGAACCTTATCCGGTGCGACCACCACCATCCTGATTAAATGTTGCTTTGCCATGTACCCATTTCTTTCGCAAGCTCTTTAACACTGGGTATACCGTTCTCCTCCAGACGATACAAAGAGATCTGCCAATCCTATTCCCTTTTAATTCCTAGTTTCTTCAGCCAATCACTCAGATAGTTAGCCCCACGGGACGCTAGTAAGCCAGCGGCTACTGTAGATGAGTATGCGGCAATTCCGGTAAGTCCGAATGGATTAAGTCCGAATGCAAATGCCAGTCCTACGCCTACTATAATAGAAACTGCATACGTGCCTGTATCCTTAATAGGCATTACTTTCTTGATGACTTCCGTGATTGCTTCTGTTAAGCCCGCCACAAGCATCCACAGACCGATTGCACCTACTGCTGTAGCCAATACTTCAGTTAAAGTTACCATTATTTCTTCACCGCCCTAGCAATTAGGATTGTGTTCAGGAACGCCAGTTCAGAAGCAGTCAGCGTACCATTCTTGGCTTTGGTAATCCAAGCTTCGTCCGTAAAGAACCCTTTATCCTTAAAGTCTGTCAGGTTCTTTACAAGCATGTCTAATGCCCACTTATCAAGCTTCATAGGTTCATCGTCCTCCGATACTTCAGTTTTAGTTGGTGATTCAGGCGTACTGCAATTCTTCAGTTCAGCCGCCACATCGTTTAGGAATTGAGCCTTACTGATTCCCATAATTTTCAAAGCGTTCTTGTACGGGTCGGACTTGCGGTTCGGATCAAGCTCATTGTGGCCTGAAATCCGCTTCAAGGGATTCAATCCGTACTTGTTACATAGATACGCCATATACCACACGTACCGTTTGTAAGCTTCTTGATTATTAATGCTCCCCTTCTTATTGGAGTAACACAGTTCTGCGCCGATTGCGTGGTCATTGGAGTCAAAGCCGTAAAGGTCATTGTCTGTAGTGACGTTATACAACACGTGCCAAGCCTTCTCAGTGAGTGGCACACACTCAATGATGACCTCATCATCAATAAAGGTATGCGCAGAAGCACTCTCGACGTTGGCAGAGTTCGTATAGTAGTTCACGTTACCCACCGCTGTACTGCCGTCATTGCCCGTGTCATGAGCCACGATAAATACAATTCCTCGGTTCTTTAGGCCGGAACGTCTCTTCGTATTGACTGGTATGTATTTCTGTACAATGGAATACTTCATCTTGAAAGCCATCTAGTTCACCCTTTCTATTAAATCTTTGGGGTGCTATCCCCTACCTTTTCCTCCGCGATACTATAGACACTTTCTACTTGAGAATTACCAGGAACGGTCATGGTAGTTTCTGTATTGGTAGTTTTGAACTCCCTCACTGTCTGTACTGCGAATACCCCGCCCACGATGGTCATAACGACAGGGCTAAGGCTTCCTATCATCTCAATCGAGACGGAGCTGACCGCTACCCCGAAGAAAGGTGCAAAGAATATAATCAGCAGGAACAGTGCAAACAGACCGCCAAACAGTACCATTAGAAAATCCTTAGCGGAGAAGCCGTCATTGTCGTTCCAGAATGCGTTCTTCACAAACTTCACCATCTTAGCGCACGTCTCCCCTCCGTCTTGAGAGTTGAGCCACTAATTGCTCTACCTTGATATTCAGCAGCCTGTTCTCACTAATCAGTTCCATGTTTTCCTGACGAAGCGTGATGACTTCGTTGCTTAGTCTCTCAATCTTTTCTTCCGAAGCTGTGAGACGTTCAATCAACCTTTCACGGAAGGCCTGCTCGTCCTTGGAGAGCAATTCTCTATCCGTTACCTTGTTATTGTTTTTGCCGCTGGCGTAGCCGATTACACCGGATACAGCAGTACCAACGAGGCCAACGATTGCTGTAATTACACCTACGTCCATATCTATCACCTGACCTTTTCATTCTGTTTGTGGCACGTTAATAAGTCACATAATAATCCGGTGTATATTGTGTGACTATAGACAACGGGATGTGATGGAATAATGAATGATGTTGGGACGTTCCTACTCTACCTCCAAACAGATAAGAACTCGTCCGAATTGACCCTAGAAACCTCTGTTCCCACATCTTCCTTCACAAATTTCGCCACCCACATGCATAACACTAGTTGTGACATGGCTCTTGTTCCGAATTATCTCGTTCACACAGAAATAGCCGCAACCAAGATTTATGCCAAAGTATCTCAGAAAAATGAGTAGGAAAAATAAGAAAGTTTCATCCTCTTGCAACTACAATATAGGTAATTTCGGGCAAAAAATAACCCCTACCAAGTAAGGTAGGGGCTTCATAATTACATAATGAAGCAATATCCGTAGTCAGCAACTACATCAATTGTGGATACAAGGTCGTTACGGTACAGTACATAAAGTTTCGATGGGACTGTACGGAATTGCCATGTCTCAATGAAGGAAGGGAGGTCTGATTTATCGCTCCGTCTTGCTACGATTCTACCGTTGAGGTCTTTGTCAGCACTTCTTCTGATAGTAATTGTAGCCTTCAGGTCAGCCTTTTCAGTTCTCCTTACGGTGATTGTACAATCTAGCAAGTCACTCTTTTCCAAGACTTCAAGACGCATAGGGGTTTCAGAGAAAGCACTTCTGCGTACAGTGATTTTGGAATTAAGGACTTTCCACTGGATGGTGTTGATCCTACCTCCAATGTCGCTGTTGTCTCTTCTCCGTACCGTAATCTTGCAGGTCTTTTCGGACATGCTCGAACGCCTTACGGCTAGTTGCGAGTTCAGGTCAGAACTGAAGAGAACGTAAATGCTGGAATCAAGGTCAGCATCAGCAACAGGAATAATGAATACCTTGCCTGTCATTTTATTTAATGCAGGTACACCTAACGTATTCGGCAGGTCTTCGTTCTTTCTGTAGACGATGCTTGCGTTCGCAGGAAGGTCGCTCTTCCCTTTAGCCCGCACTTTCAGGCTAGAAGGAATGTTGTACTCAGCGTTCAGTACAACTTGGATGCTTCCCACGATATCAGATGCAGGTGAGATTTCAATACTTCCGTCAAGGTCGGTCTGTCCAACAGGGATGAAGTCAACGTGACCTGTCATCGTGTTGTCGAATCGTACACCGATTGTCGAAGGGATAGTATATCTCATTACAGGGACAATGACGGACACTAGGTCACTAACTCCGTGTCTAACGACCGTCAGGCTACCGCCCACATCGTGGTCTGCCCAATTCCTTACTCCGATAGTCCCGACGAACTGTGACCATTCTTGTACTTGCAGTGTAGTTGGAATCTCAGAGATGAAACGATTCTTTACTCCGATTGTACCTTTCAGGTCTTTGTTTCCGTAAGCAGGTACGGCGATTACCGAAGCCAAGTTACCCGATATTACTTGAATGCTCGAAGGAATCATGCTTGCCCCTACTACATCTAAGGTCGAAACGATTTCATTCATGTACTTAACGAATACCTTAGAACCTAAGTCTTTGCTATCCTTGAACATTACGTTAATGGTTGACCGCAGGTCTTTGTTAAGCACTACGTTAACTACGCCCGCAAGTTCAGGTCTGCTTACAATCAAGCCGCCGCCAAGGGATTGCTCTGCATCGACTTTGACCTTAACAATAGAAGTAACGTCTGAGCGGTCAGTGACTTTAATGCTTGACTGAAGTATGTCCCTACTTACCGTAATACCCGCCGCTAGTTCACCTTGACCGAATGCGTTGACCGTAATAGAAGCGTCAATGTCGGCAGGGAGAGTAACTTCAAGGCTAGAAGGTAAATTAGGTCTGCTTACTTCGAGAGTCACAGGCAGGAACTCGAACCAAGTCGGATTGACCGTTAGTTTCGATGGCAGTACTTCCGCATTGGATACGTAAAGCGTACTGCCCAAGCTGTAACCTACTACGACGAGCGCAGAAGGGATTTCAGCTTGCCCTATACCCATTACCATTACTTCAGAGTAAAGGTCTCTGTTGACCCCTACGTTGACCGTAACGCTTCCGTCTATGCCCTCTTCCACGTTGTGACGAACTGTGATGCTGGAAGGCAGGTCACCATTCTCAGAAGGTTTGGCTGTTATCGAGCCGCCCAAGTTCGGTCTGGAAACCGTTACCTGAGTGGTTAAGTCTTCAGCATTCTCCCCACGAACCGTAAAGCGCAATTCGATATCGTTGTGCGGGAGAACAGTCAGGGATGCAGGTCTCTCTTTTACATTGACTACCAGCCAAGAGAAGAAGTCTTGCTCCGTCCAAACTCTTACGCCGACCGTCGAAGGAAGGTCTACTCTGTTTTTAACGTAAAAGCTGATTGGGAGGTCAGGCTTGCTTACTGACATTCTGCCGTCAACCTTACTAAGAGACTTGTTAGATACTCCCAAGCTAGACGGGATATCAAGTTGGTCACGGTACATGGCAGTGATACTCGAAAGCATATCAGGTCTGCTCACGTTAGCTACGCCTGTGAACTCATTGTTACGAGTTACCTCAAGGGATGCAGGAATGCCTAATTCCAACCAAGCTGGTTTTCTAACTCTAATCCTAGACGACAAGTTCTTACGGGAAGGTACTCGAACGCTAGAGTCGATATTAGAACGTCCAAAACTCCATACAGCAGGGTCAAAGTATGTGACCACTAACTGAGGGGCTAGGCTTGCTTCTTTGGAGAAGAAGTACTCGTAGTTAGGTTCGGATTCGTCAGCCGCCATCAAGTAGAAGTCAACTAAGTTGTTTCCTACTGTGTACTGCTGTTCGATGAAGTCTGTCACATCGAATGTTACGTGTCCGTCTACAGTGTTTACCGTGTAGGAGTTGGAGATTTCAGTCCCAATGTTCGGACGGTTGTCCCATGTCACTCCTGTTTCCGACCAGCTTCCGTCTACTGCGAACAGCTTCAGATTCTTAGTCGGTACTTGACCGTAAACCATACGGAGTTCAACCTTGTCGATATCATAGCTTGATTTCAGGCTAGAGATATCAAATCCTAACAGGGAGCGAAGCACCTTGTCCTTGTAACTACCTACTGCGAAAGTTGTCTCTTCACCGTAGTTGAGAGTCGGAACGTCTTCCCTTACATAAGCGTCTTTGACAGTATCCAGAACAACCTCTTCACGGATTGGTAAAGTGATATCCACAATACCTGTCATTTTGTTCGTAGGCGTGACTCCCATGATACTAAGGAGGTCTCTAGCCCCGCCCTTCACTACGTCGATTTCGGATTCGAGGTCGCTGTGAACACGAATCTTAGCAAGGATTTTAGAAGGGATTTCGCTTTGTGCAGGGTACATGACTTTGATTTTACTGTTCAGGTCTGTGCGACTTGGGACAATAACGCTACCCGCTAGGTCATCGTGCCACAAAATGAACATACTAGAATCAATATCGGACTGTGCTTCTCTACGGACGGAGATTCTACCGTTCAGGTTTCTTACAATCCAAACATTGACTTTACCTGTCAGGTCTTCGTTTTCGGTTCTCATTACCGTAATCTTAGATTCTATGGACTTTTCAAAGAACTGACGTACTGTAATACTTCCGTCAATCGTGTCGTATTGAACAACTTCGATGGCAGAGTCAAGGTCACTTGCCATACGCACCCTAACGGTAAACTCACCGTCAATATCGACGTTCCCGTAGGCAGGGACTTCAATCCTACTAAACAGGTATCCAGAGTTTACTTGGATGCTGGACGGCAACATGCTTGCCCCTACAATGTCCATCTCAGCCAAAATGTCTTTTCTGAACGGTACGATGATTTTGGATTTAAGGTCTTTATCAACGGTACGTCTGACTGTGATACTTCCTGTGATCTCACTGTGGATAATCGGGAAGATTAACCCTTTCAAGTCAGGTCTGGATACTGCCGCCTGTCCTGTTAGTTCACTTCTGTCAGCCCGTCTTGCTGTAACCATGCCATCCAAATCACTGCGGAATCTGACGTAAACTGAAGAGTTAAGGTCAGGTCTGGATACCGTCAGGCTAGAATCCTTTGTGCTGTCGTTCGTGTGCCTTACAGAGATGCTACCCTTGTAGTCGATGTAAGGGTTGACCTCAATCGTGCCGAGTAACTGGTACTGGTTGGCAACGATGCTTGAAACAATGTCAGTGTCTTCGCCGCCCCTTGCAATCATCACAGAGTCTAGGTCACTACGATTCAGGACTTCAATCGTACCAAGTTTATTACGCTCACTTACAATGAACTGCGCTGTCAGGTCTTCGTCCACTGTACGCATTACCTTGATTGTACCAACTTTGTCGATGTACGGTCTTACGTAGACGGTGGCAGGACGCTCTTTAACGGTTACAATTGCCCACCCGTAAAGGTTGTCGTCACCCCATACTCGAACACCTAGCTTCGACGGAGTGTCTTTTCTGTTGGCTACGTAAAGAGTCTGTTTCAGGTTTGGTCTGGATACCGTAATGCTACAGTTCTCAAGGTCGTTCAGGTCTGCTTCCCGTACCGCCACTTTGGAAGTCAGGTCGCTCCAAGTCCCTACTCTTACGATACCTTTACCTTGCAGGTTTGGTCTGGAAAGCATCAAACGGGAAGGAAGGTTCTCGAACCGATTACCTGAAGGTGTGACCGTTATTTTCGAGGACATGTCGTTCTTATCGGATTTCTTGAATACATTAATCTTGGACGACCAATCTTTTGTACGTGGATACATTACCAAGATGCTAGTATCAATTCCAGAACGTCCGGTGCTTCGGATTACTTCATCAAAGTACGTGTATTCGATGGATGGTGCTAAAGATACCCCTGCATCCATTGAGAAGAACTGAGACGATTCGTCAGCTTCGTTTACCGCCCGAACGTAGAAGTCTACGATGTTCTTACCTTCAGCCTTAGCTTTCAGGATGTATTCGGTGATATCAAAGGTGATGAAGCCTTTCTCTACGTCTGCTGTAAAGTCTCCTTGGCTTACTACATCGCCAGCATTGGGTTGGTTGTTCCAAGTTACTCCGAACTCTGACCAATCGCCTGTTATGGCTCTTAGTTCGAGTGGGTATGTTGGGGTACGACCGATGGAATGCTTAAGCTTCATTGAGACTTTTTCAATCTTGTAATCGTCGGACATGCCCAAGATATTCGTGATATCGAAACCTACAAGGCTTCGGAATATCTCTGTACGAGTGGCACTGTACCCTGCGACCAACGTCTGTTCCCCGCCATAGTTCAGCTTAGGGTACGCTTCACGAATGAAAGCGTCACGTTTCGCAGTTAGTGTGTCTGTTACTCTCGTAGGCTGTTGAATGTCTACGATTGCGGTCATCCTATTGGAAGGAGTTACACCCAAGGTCATCGGCAGGTCAGAGACTTGCTTTACGTTCACCTCAGAGGTTACGTCACTATCCCCCGTGCCCCAAATGTCAGTTCTACCTGTCATCGAGTTCCGTAAGCGGACACCAATTCTACCACCAATAGCGGACTCACTAACACCCATTGTGAAGATACTGCCGCCTATTTCCTCTGTTCCCTGACCGAAGATATCGACCGTGCCTTCCATTGTGTTCAACTCTCGAACGGCAATCTGAGATTTAAGGTAGCTGTCGCCCTTCCTCTTGACGCTCACTTTCGAGCCGAGGTCAGCTTCCCTCACGCCCCATATAAACGATGTACCGTCCATTGTGTTCGTCTCAGTTACGGAAATCTTAGAGGGTAGATAGGAATGACTAGGTACTGCTAATGTACTCTCCAGGCTAGAGCTTACGACAGGCTGTATAACCCCTGCCATGTCACTGCTACCACTTTCACTGACTGTAAAGAAGGCACTAAATTCATTCCGGTAAGGCACATTAAGCGAAGAAGTAACGTCAGATACCTGCTTGACATTTATAGAACTTGCTAAATTACTTACGGGAATTATGCCTTCCCATGTGTAGCCACTTAAACCACTACTATCCATTACATCAATAGTGATGGAATTGATAAGGGAAGTGTAATTACTCTCAGGCACAGTGTATGAAAAGTTGTAAGGCGTTGCTTGCAGTTTGCTCCAATCCATTACTACCACGCCGTTGACAGAAATCCTGTATTTGGAGTTGCCGTTAGCGGGGTCTGTTACTGAGCCGCTTACGTTGCCTTCGTTGTCCACTGTTGATGACACAACAGGCGGGAGTTTCAGGAATGTAAGGACTGCCTTACCACCACCTAAGTTACTACCTGTTGTTGATGTACTGCCAAAAAGCGTAAGGTCAATGTAGTTGTGACCACCTGCACCGCCACCACCTCCACCGCCCGATGCGGCGTACCAGTCTCCGGGAGTAGCAGAAGCACCGCCACCGCCACCTGCACCGCCACCGCCATCATAATCAGTCGCACCGCTGTTTCCAACCGAACCTGTACTGCCCTTGCCGTTGTAGTAGGATTCAGAACCACCTACACCGCCAGAACCGCCACCATGTGGAAATACGCCACTTGCTCCACCTGCACCTGCTGAACCTCTATATGATATGCTACCGCCGACTCCGTTTGTCCCACCAGAGCCAGCGTTACCTCCCGTGCCGCCAGTACCACCTGCGGCAGTTCCTCCACTGTGCCCTGCCGCCCCTCCGTTACCTCCACGTCCACCGCCACCACCTGCGGCAATTATGACGGAACTACCTCTCTTGACATAAGTCCCACCTGCGCCGTTTGTGCCGCTACTACCGGGACTAGCAGTACCGCCACTAGCTTTACCTGAGCCGCCACTACCGCCGCTACCACCATTAGATTGACTGCCTACTGTAATAGCTAAGACTTCACCTTTGGTGAGGTTTATTTCCCCTTTTACGCAGCCGCCACTACCGCCGTTCGTACTACCTGCTCCGCTTAACTCTATTAAATAACGTCCGCTATTGGGTACTGTCCAAGATGACGTAGTGGACGTAAAATTAAACTTATCACCGACGACTGCCAATTTTTATCACATCCGTTCCCATTGTATTGAGAAGTTACCTGCCCATTGTATTGAGACATAGAAAAGCCCTTACCACCATTATAAGATAGTAAGGGCTATTCCTAGCTTTTTCTTGGGTCAGCTTTGACTAGTATATCGAACATCCCGCCCCACATTGCTTGACGATTAGTAGCTATACGAACATAGAAGCTAATCTTTGCATTGTGGTCTAACTGCTCTACATAGACAAGCTGAGGACGTGGCTCAAAGGGAGCGTCCAGCTTACTTACTTCAGCCTTGGCGTTGACCCCATCAAGTTCTCTTTGGTCAACCCAAAGCCTGACGTTCTCTACGGGGTATCCAAGGGTGTTCTTGACGTACACCCTCTCTGCCGCTGTCGTCTGCCCCGCCACCATTGTACCGAAGTCAAGGTACTTTAGCACATCTCCGAAGTCGTCTGAATAGAACGACTCTGCCGCATCACAGAACAACAACCCTGAGTACACGCCCATGAAGGTAATGTCCAGCGACTTCGAGCCGCCCAATTCATCCAACGTTTCAATACGGACAGTGTTGCTCTTGCCCTTATTTACTTTCGTTTTCGGAATGACATACTGGATTGTCAATGGTACTGGATTGTAGCCCGTGTACCCATTCTCAGGGTAAAGCTGTGTCCCGTTCAGGAGGATTCTGTATTGCACCTTATCTGTGTCGGGGTCTGTGACCTGAGCGTTGATAAAGTTACCAAGAACTGTGCCTGTGATTGTAGGTGCGGTGTTTGTCTTGATGATTACCTGCGTCCACGTGGTTAGTGTGCCCAAGTCATCCTGCACTTCAATCTTGAGAGTGTTCGCCCCCACGTTGAAGTCTGCGTTGTTGATTACTAGCCCAATGTCAACAGGTGGAGGGGTTAGTTCTGTGAATCCTGTAATCGGATACTTCTGTATGTTATTCAGTAGCACACGGTACTGTACTCTATCCCCTTCAGGGTCGGATACTGTACCGCCAATCATGACGTTATCTTTGTGAATCTGAGCCGCAGATAATTCAGGAGAAGCTACAGGGGCAACATTAGTCTTCGTTGTAGTCCAAGCAATGGAGTCTGTAAGCCCTTGTGAGTCCTGCACCTCTAACATTACCATGTTACTTCCGAGATTAAAGTACGTATGCGATAAATCCTTAGTAAGAATGAAGTCCGTCAACTGCGAAGAAGTCCATCCAGATGAAGGGAATCTCTGTGTACCGTTAACCAAAACCCGATACGACACCAGGTCATTGGCTATATGTCCGATGGTAGTGACAAGCTGACAGTCTTCCTTATGAAATGACGGTGTGATACTTGAGTCTGAGAAAGTGAATGAAACCTCACCGCCGCCCATAAGCCTACGAACGTCACTAGCCACATTCTGCCAAGCAACTACACCTGTGCTACTGTTGTTGTTCGTAGCAGTTCCCAACATACCGTAATAGTTGTACCCTACGCCCCTTACTTTACCATCGTTGTCCAGTACAAGAGTATAGTAGTAACCCATAGCTACTTGCCTAACGTTGGTTGTGGCAAGCCTTGGAGTGTAGTTTATACTTCCAGATACATACCCCATCCCTAACTGCGCATAGTCATCGTTTCCGAATGTGTACAGCTTTGAATCGTTTGTTATCACGCCTGAGAAGTAGCCGCCGCAGACGACAGAGCGGCAGTTATCCATAATCTTGTGCGGTACTCCATAGAAGTTGTTTGTACCATTTCCTAGACTTCTACCCGTCTGCCCGTGGTAGTTATACCCCGTACCCCACACAGAACCGTCAGTTTTCAGGAATAGCGAGTGGTATATGCCGCCATCTACCTGTCGAACGTCATCCATTACAAATGTGAACGAAAGCTTATTGCTTGCGTTATTAATCCCTAAACCACCGTACCCATTGTACCCTGTTGCGTATAGCTTATTTTGTTGGTCTATGATAAACGAGTGAGTGTATCCTGCCCCTACCCTCCGAATACCCGTTGCGACCTTCTGAGGGGTGTATGTGTCTGAAGTCCCACCATTGCCTAACTCCCCGTGAGCGTTGTACCCGAACGTGTATACATCACCATTGTTCTTTAAGGCAACGGTTTGCAGGTAGCCGCAAGCTACTTCTTTAACATCTGACATGACCTTTACAGGCGAATAGTTAGAGTTACCGTTCCTCCAACCTCTAGCATCCCCTAACTGCCCATAGTACCCGTATCCGAACGTGTACAAGTCGCCGTTCATTAGAAGTACTGCTGTATGGTAGTACCCTTCAGCGACCATCTTCACGTTGGACAGTGAAGTTAATCTTGTCTGTATAGGGTAGACGGAAGCACTACTAAATCCTAACTGACCGTGGCTGTTATATCCGAAGGTATAAGCATCACCGTTGTTCTTGATATATGATGAATGGAAAGCCGACTGTGTACTCATTATTTAACCTCCCAATGACCGCCTATTAAGCGGGGTCTCCTACGACTCTGACATCGAAGAAGCCGCCGCCAATGGCTTTTCTTGAAGTGCTTATTCTTACGTAAAACGTAGCTTGTTCACCGTGCTCAAGAGAACTTAATTCCAGCATGTGCGTTGGTGTGAACGGTTTGTCTGTCAGGCTCAACTGCACTTCTTCGTCTACGGGGTCTAAGTCCTTCTGTGCCGTGGTTAGTATAATATTCTTGACCTTGTACCCTACCGTATTCTTTAGGAATACCTTGAAAGTACCTGAGGTGTTACCCGCCACGACAGTACCGACTTCAAGATAACGAAGAACCTCTCCGATATCGGTAGAGTAGAATTGGTTACTTTCAGAGACGAACATCAGCCCTGCGTATTCAATCAGAGGATTAGTCACCCAACTAGATGTGACTCCCATGTCGTCTTCCATGACAATCTTTACCTCATGCACGTTACCCAAAATAATTGATTCTTTTGGCAGTCTATACTGGACATTAATTGGTGTTGGGAGGTATTGAGTCATTGTCCCAAGTGTAGGAGGGTATACTTGATTCCCGTTCACTAGAATCTTGTACCTTACAGCGTCTCCGTCACCGTCAGTAATATTGGCATATAACATCTGCCCCCTGACCGATGCTTCTTCAGCTTTGGCTTCTGCATTGAACTTCTTGATCGTAAAGGATTTTGTCACAGTAGAGCCGAACTCGTCCACAACATTGACCGTTACTAAGTTGTCACCAATGGAGAGTCTGCTGTTCCTAATGGTGTGAACGTATGTGTAAGGAGTCTTGAGGTTTTCCGTGAAACCTGACTCTGGATATTCCGCCTCCCCGTTTATCAAAATCCGGAACTTTGTCATATCCCTCTCAGCGTCAAACACAGCAACCTCCAGGGTCACATTTTCCTTGTGGCAAGTCAGAGTCGAAGCCGTCAGGTTAAGGTTAGTATCTGTGTTTATCTTGGCGATGTTTAATACAAAAACAGAAATGCTCCCGCTAGAATCAAGTGCTTCCACGGTCACGGTGTTGATTCCGATTTCTAAATCTTTGTTCATTAGTAGATGATTTACTGCGATTGGAGAAGGCAGTGTAGTTACCGATACCTTCTCCACACCATTCACGAAGACTTTATAAGACATTGGCTTATTGTCGATATGGGATATACTACCTGTAAGAGTATAGTCTTGCCTAGCCACAGTAGCAGGAGTTACCTTCATGTCGTTGAAATATGGCTTCCTGTTTCCAATTTTCAGTTGGGTCAGAGCGTACTGGTAGCCGTTAGCCGTTACAAACGTTTCCCCGTCATAGTTATAACTTGAAGCGTTGAAGTAGCTGTTAACGTTATTTGCAATCGGGTAGGCATTAGCTAAATGCCCATCTCTAACACCAAACGCTCCTACGTGCGTCCCTGTTGAAGTAGGAAGAAACACATAGTCATCAGTCACCGCGAAGCTACAAAGGTTGTTTGGGAAATACCAAGGAATATCTGTAACGAACTCAGGTACAACGTTGTCCGTATCAAGCTTAATCCTGTAAAGCTTGGCGATACTTCCGGCCGATTGGTGGTTAGCTAATACGTAGGCGTACCCGTCATTTGTCTGCTTGTTGATTGCAAACTTTACGCCCGCCCAACTATTTAGCGTGTCTCCACTAGCCACGCTATTCACGATACTGTAAGCCTTAACAAGAGAGACACTCCACGACATACCATTCTTAGTGATTAGGTATTTATGCATCGTAAACGGGTCTTCATTATGGACGGTGTAAAGGTGTCCGTTGAAGGGGTTGTAATCGTAGCAGTCAGGGTATGATGTGGTTTGTCGCCACCCTGTTATTTGGTAAGATCTTACGCCCTGAACAGCGCCACGGATGTTGGTGGCCCTAGTCATGTGCCAGATATCATTACCGCCGTGACCCGTATCCCCGATAACGTCCAGCGTATTGTCAATCTGAACCAATTGCATATTGTACGTATACCAAGCAGGGATACTCCCCATATTTTTAATAGAGCTGTCAAACCCCTTGCTTAGAACGTCTCCGTAGAACTCCACTTGCTGAATCGTTTGGTCTTTACTTGCCCCCTTCCTGACAAGGGTTACACTCTTTCCGTACCAATTACCATTTAACGTAGTGTAGGTCCCTGTAATAGTTATGTTGTCCGCTACCTTGAGGTTATCTATATATATGGAAGTATTATACATAGGGAAGCTTACGTGAGACCTGAACTTCAGTTGAGTAAACCTAATTGGCGTGTCCCACTGGAACATGAACCCTGCGTACAGGTCTCCGTTGTCGTCAAACGGGTAAGAAGTACTTCCGGTCATTAAGGCGGTAGGATTCCACCCACTGTACCCACTGGCAAATGCGTAGTCGTACTGAGGGGCAACATTCTCAATAGAATCTGTGTACCATTGCCCGATAAGTCCATTACCTGCGGGCAGCCCTTCTGGCGTGGTCATTGCTAACGAGACTTCTGCTGCAGATAACTTTCTGTTCCAAATACGAAAATTGCGTATATAGCCATTAAACAAGTAACTACCACTAGCCCCAAAGCCACCAATCCAAGCAACATTAGTGACTGAACGGTTAGCGTTGGATGCGTTTCGGTTGGATATGACTTGCTTCACTCCGTCGACGTATAGTTCCACGTTCGTTGCGTTGGGTATTCCATTGTAGAATACTCCCGCTACATGTACCCATCTGTTGGCCAGGGAAGCGCTAGGGATTCCTAATACATCGCTGTTGTTTGTGTTAAATCCAAAACCGCCACCAGAAAAATAGAGGTCATAGTTACTCCAACCAAACGGCATAACGCCTTCTACTCCACGCCAGTACATCCAAAATTCAACAGTGTTTTGCGCCCCCGACGCAAGGTTAACCCCTGTCGCATCAATCTGAACACGTTGACCTTTTAGATTAGCCATTATATTGACCTCTCTTCCTACAGGGCATTGCCTGTTACTTTAATCTTGAAGTTTCCGCCGCCAACCGCATCATCGTTCATAGTCAATCGAACGTAAAACTTCAGTGTGTCTCCTGTGTCGTATAAGTCAGGGTAAAGAAGCTCACTCTCAGGAGAAAACGGTGCATTACTTTGGCTTATTTCAACCTTCTCTGATACAGGATCAAGTTCTCCTTGAATGGGTGTCAGCTTAATGTTCTTCACCGGATACCCTAGGGTGTTCTCTACAGTAATTTCATAGATGCCTGACTGCTCTCTTGCGTAAAGGACTCCAACGTTTAGGTATTTAAGAAGAGTACCGAAGTCAGTCGTGTAAAAGTTACTTTCCGTATCTTTAAACATCAATCCGCTGTACCCTAGTGCTCCTGTACTTGTCCACATATCTGTATCGCCCGCCGAATCAACCACCTCCACAACAACCGTGTTTGATTGGTTAGTGATTACTTCTTTCTTGGGTAACGTGTACATGATTGACGTTGGAGAAGGGAAGGGAATGGAGTAGCCTGATTCTGGAATAACCTGCTTCCCATTCAGTAACACTCTGAACCTTACTTGGTCTCCGTCAGGGTCATTAAAGTCCATGTAAAGCGTGTTACCTTTCATGACTACACTGACCACTGGCTTCTTGTTAAGTTTTGTGATTGTGCTTTGACCGGACACTACGGTAGTGTTGGTCTTAAAGTTATCTTTCACTTCAATCTTAACTTCGTTAGCACCCATATTTAATTGGTCAGACCTGAACGAACGTCTAACAATAAGCGGGGAGTTGTACCCCGATACTGTCCAATCGTCCAAAGGAACGTCGTTCAAGAGAATCCTGTAAGTCATTAAGTCTGTTGGTTCGTCCGTCACTATTGCTTCAAAAACAACGTTCTCTTTGTGGGTAGTGGCACTTGATACGGAAGTCACTATACTAGGTTGGTCATTGGTTACGGTGATAGTAAATACCTTTGTGCTTATGCCGCCATAGTTATCCTTTAACTCTAAGGTGAATGTGTTCGCCCCAATGTTCATAAGAGAGATAGGAACTATCACACTATTATTAGTCACTGGAAGTGGCAGTAAAGGTGCAAAGTTATTTAACTCAGTCCCGTTTATTAAGGCACGGAACGTTGCAGAAACGGTGCTTCCCCTTGAGTCACCAGTAATATCGAACTTTATTGCAAGGTCGTTCGCGTGAGTCGTAGTAGGGATGGTTGTGTTAGCTACATCAAGAGTGGTGAGGAATAGTGTCTTGAGTGTAGGGCCGAAGGTAAAGTAGTAAGCTATGCCGGGTTGTGTAGGGTTAGGCTGAATACATCCAGCCGCCCCGTTGATTGCTGTTACTCCGAACGAGGGTAGGTTGGAGTTTGTCATCTTGCTTCCTACGAGTGCCCCTGTATTCACATCAAAGCAACCAAGGAGACCATCGGTTTCGTTTGAGCCTGAACCCCAATAAGCCTTGTCTCCCGCAACGTACAGACCGCTCCCTGTGTAGCTTGAGTCTAACGAGTAACCACCACCTTCGATGGTGCATGTCTTTACCATAGCCGCTGTCTTATTATTTAAGTCCCACTTATAAAGACCGTTGCCAGATCTGTTCCAGAACCATACGTACTGCCCGCCATCCCATCCACCACGACCATAGCTACTCATGGTACTAGGTGCGCTGTACTGGACACGGCTAACAACTGCTTGGTCACTCTGTCTAATAGTCCACATAAACAAAAGGTTGTGGCTACTCGACCACCCAACAATGTAGTCCTGACCATTCTCTGTGAACACGGCGTATCCGTAAGGGACAGAACTTCCACTTCTACAGATGTACGAAATATAACTGTCATCACTGACCCAATTTCGGCTTCTTACATATGAACCGAGAGTGCCGTCAGAGTTTTTATTGTAAACATATACATTGTTCAAGTTTTGGTATGCAACGTATATGTATTTATCTCCAACCATAACGTCAGCAATGTTCCCCGTAAGTGTTTGGGAAGTCGCCTGACCTGTAAAAACTAAGTCACCAATTTGATATGGCATGAACGTTTCCTCCTTATATAGAAAAAGACTGTCTTAGGAAGACAGTCCGAAATTGACTTCGCCGCCCACGCCTTTTCTGAGTGGTGCTTTGAGTTCTGTAGCAATGCGATTATTCTTCTTAATCAGGAGCACACCGTCCATCTTTTGGTCTGCGACTAGCCAGAAGTTAATGTGTATCGGCTGACCGAATGGGATTTTACAAGTAGCCTTGAACTGGAATGTTATTCCGTCAATTTCAATAACGGACTTATACCCGAAGTTATATTGAGTTATAGTAGTGTCAGTGATTGTGCCGCCCCGACCACTTGCAAAGTTTACAGTTGATTCAGCATCTTTGTAGGTGATGATATCATTAAACTTTCCGGAGTGACCCGTAAGGTTATACTCCTTGTCTCCGTCCTTGTAAATAACTTCTATGCCGATGCCGTCAAGGTTGAATACCCCGTCACTCTCGAAGAAAAACTTGCTACCGTGACCCATGACACCAAATCGAACCAGCCTGTCCCGTTGAATATCGTAGAAGCTGTTCTCTTTTAGTGTGTCAAAGTTAAATTCGGATAGGTAAGTACCGTCATCGTACTCACCCACCCATATAAAGTCTTGTCCTACAGGAGAGACCCCGTTGTGCTCATTGAAAATCGAAAGCATGATACAATTTCCTCCTTCATTGTATTGAAGTCAATTTCTTACACGTACTGGTAGGACACACGTGTCAAGAATGTTACCAAACCTGCTGTAGCCGTTGGTGGTACGTTTGCACGAAGAGTAACCTTCGAGAAGTTTGCGGTTGTGTTAGCTGTATTAACGTTACCGTCATTAGCTGGCCCTTTGATTGTTTTCGCAGGAGTGTCGGACTTCGTAGCACGGATATCTTTCGTAACCGTCCCACCTACAGCCGTAAACGAGGATTCGGATAGCGAGTCAACTTTAACCTCAATCCAAGTATTTGTTACAAGTTCGCCTGTGTTACCGCCCGAACTATCCTTAGTTGTAAGTGTGCAGTTCTGCATGTCGGAGACTGCTGTCGAACCGCCACGGTTATTCCAAATCAGTACCGTAAAGGTAGTGGACAACGAACCTGCGTCAACTGTACCGATATCCCATTGCGTTACTTGCGAAGAGTTATCGGATGTATACCAAGAAACTATTGGTGCTGGCATTGTATTTCCTCCCTTAATTGCTTAGTTCTAGAATTGTTCTTATCAAGCTATAAACAATATAAGTTGGGCAGGTGAAACCTTAACAATTGCCGTGTAAAGAATCTAGTAGAGTAGTTGCTATGTTATCTAGCAGCGTTGCAAAATAAAAAGACCCTTAACGGGGTCTTTTTATTACAGAATCTTCTTGTACTTGACGTACAGAACATCAGGGATTCCGTCAGTAACCTTGAGAGTTTCAGGTGCGAAGTTCACACCACGGATTCCTCCGTTTCCGTCCACAAGGTACTCGAAGTTAATAGCAGGTGTCTGTACTTGACCGTTGATGGACAGAAGGACAGTCTTAGGTTTAGCCAAGCCGTTAAGGAACACGTACTCAGTTTCGCCGCCAGCCGCTTCAAACACTTCTTCTTCATCTTCAGTTTCAAGATTCACTAAGCGGTCGTTCTGAGCCTTAAACTCAGCATCAGCGACAGTCTCAAGGTTAACAATACGCCCCTCAGCAGTGCCGAAGTCTCCTGCTTTAAAGTAACCATTAGCCGAGTCAGCGTCACGGTCAGCAATACCAGCAGTCAGTGATTCAACGTCAATCACACGCTGTGCAAGGTCAGCTAGGACAGCCTGTACATTAGCACCATCGTAGTTAGGATCAACGACTACACCGACAAGGCTTGCTCCTTTAGTCGCCGCTGTGGATGCCAAGTCGTTACGGATAGCTGTATCAGCATCAGTACGTGCTTGAATCTCGTTGGCAATTTGTTGTACAATGTTAGTCGCAAGATTAGCATTACCATCATTGTCCAGTGTTCCAGAGCCGCCGTAAATATCCTTCATCAACTGGTTAAGGTTCATGTAGGCTTTAGCGTCAACAGCATCGGCTACAAGACCTGCCCCACCGCTAACAATAGCGTCAACAGGGATTACAGACAAGTTAGTACGAGTGATGTACTTGTAGTCGATTGTTACAGCGTCAACGAATGTGTAAGGAACTTCTGCTCCTGCAACCTCACTGAAGAAGTCGAGGTAGAACTCTCCTGCATCCTCACGAACTTTAGCGTAAACTCGATCGCCGTCATCATCAATGAACGGGAAGTCTTGCGTCCCATTCTTACGTATTTCGAGTTCCTTACCGATCACAGTTCCTTCGGTGTTGGAATCTACCGCTACGACAGTGTTCAGAATGTCAGACGTGATTGTGATGGTGTTGAGACCCTCACCTACTGCAACTGCATTCTTTTGAACGAACACGTCGATTTTGGTATCTTCAAGGGATTCACGATGAGCGTGGAAATCAATATCCAAGTACTTCTCATTGATTTTGTTAGCAACGTCGAAGTGGTTGTTACGCATCAACTTGTTGTTCAACTGCTCACCACGGAATCTAGCAATACCTCTAGTTCCTGCCATATTTTTCACCTCTCTTATTATCATTTTGCGGTGTCTTCCTTTACCGCAGATACATTATAAGCAAGAAATCAAATATTTTACCTGATAGGTGGTAGACTGAGGTACTACCTCAGCCGAATCACTAGTTCTATAGTGACACCTTCAATGCCTTCGCCCCGTTCGACCACGTTAACGCGGAAGTGGTCATCCTTGTTGATTCGAGGAACGGATACAGCGTAAGGTCTACTTGACGTTCTACTAGAACGCTCATCCCCATCCACGACAAGGTTGGTATGGAAGATTGTCTCCCACACAGGGGTTGCGCTGTCGTAGCTTTCCTGAGAACACTTTTCAATCTGGAATGCGGTGTCTGCTATCCCTTCACGGGAAGTGGAAGCATAAACCTCAGTGATATCTCCCTCATACGGGAATCTCATGACTAGCTTGGCTATACCATCAAATACCCGACTCAGGACGAACACTATTGTCTTTGATTCAGCCCGCCGCTCAATAGAATCGAGACGGTCGTCAAGGCTATTGAAGGGAGCATGTCCGTCCTTGTATTGCCTAGCCTTATGTACCTCTTCTTCCAGAGCCAAGAACCTGAGCCCATCAATGTTGTCATTTCCTTGGCGGTATTCCGGTTTCCAAGTCCTGATAAGGATTTCATCGCCAACCTGTAGCTGTACAGTCTGTCCAGCATACGGCGTGTCTCCTTGATACTTGCCCAGGTCCAGACGGATAGTTGTAGGGTCAATCTCTTCGTAGCCACCGCCTTCCAGCAAGTGTGCTCCGTTAAAGTACACATCTAATTGCTTAGTGCCCTCCCGGTATTCATGGTCAAGGTGAAGAAACAGCCCACGCTCTAACGCAAGGTACTGCTCGTCTACAATGATTTCCTGCTCGTCCCAATATTGAAACACCCCTCCACCGTAGCGCCGAAGGGTCATCTTAGTTCCTGCCATTCACTCTCACCTCCTTACGTGTGGTTAATATCCAGAATAAAGTGCAGAGGTTTAATCTGGAAACGGTCTTCCATCTTCTCGACTTTCATCCAGAACTTTCGTTCCCCAAGAGGTGGCAAACTGTCCATGTCCAGAAGCTTTGAGAAATCCCCAGTCGGCATATCTGCTCCATCATCATGGCAAATATCTGCCCACTCGTACCCAAACGTCTCCATATACTTTAGGATACCAAGGGATATAGTATTTGCAGGCTTCTCCTTGGAAGGGTTCTGTAGTACCATCTGAACAAGAATCTGATTGTCGTACATAGTTCCAAGATACGTGTCGGTCTCCTTGTTAAGTTCTTTACCATTCCAGACGACCTTCAGTTCTGTACCGAACAGGTAAATGTCGCCACCATAGATATCGAAAGCACCAAGGCTGGACAGGAGCGTCCCTTGCGTATCATAGACTCTAATAATGCCGTTGTACGGGACAGCGGGTAGTTCAATCTCGCACCCCGTCCAGTTTGGTTCGACTACAGCCGAAGCCACCGAATTACCATCAGGGTCACAAAGGTAAACTGAGTACCCCATTGGTAGATTACCTACTGTAATCTTGTCACTCTTGCAGACTACGACTCTATCAAGATTGATCGTATCGAAGTTATCCTGCTCACGGTTCTTCAGGATGACTCCCATCTTCTCAGCTACCATAGGAGCGGTGTCGAATATCTCCCATCCACTTCCGCGGTCTGCATAGAACGTCCACTTATTCCCTTTCTTCAAAGCCCGCCATTTGCTGTATTCTCTTGTGGTGGTGTCCTTACTCTCAAGAAACTCCAAGCGGTGGTATCCATCTTGCCAGATGATAATACCGCCTTCATCGAGAAGTTCCGTGGGCACATAGTCTGCTGTCACTTCCATTAAAACGGTCTGCTCTTCAGGAACGTCAAACATAATAGAAGTATCGTTGTCTGTGTGCGGCATAATGACCTGACCCAAAGGATTGTCGATTGAAATAGCATCACTAGGTGAAAGGGCATAGCGGGAATGGATGCTCCCGCTATCGAACCTATCATCGAAGATTAAGCCACTCGACTTTTTATAGACTCCCAATTATTATCACCTACCTTGTTTTCTTCCAGTTCCAGATACTCCAAGAAGCTATCTTACCAAGAATGAGCCAGATGCGAGGTTTCTTTGGTTCTTCAGGAGTCTTCAGGATGCCGCCCTCCGGTCTCTCAATCGTCGTCTCAATTTCACGTTTAGGTCGTGTTGCGCCTTCCGCTTTCTCAATATCGACTTCAAAGACACGCTTAGGTCTGTCGGCTTCTTCTGACTTCTCAATACCGACCTCTACTGCCCTGGCTGGTCTAGCGGCCTCTTCCGGTTCAGCGATGTGCGTCTCGATAGGTTCACGGTTATTCACAGATTCAGTGTCATCATGGATATCGGTCACAAGCTGTTTTCTCTTCCGTGTGGCAGAATCCAGTTCCTCAATGACCGATTCGTTTTGATACGAACTGTAGTCAGCGAGTTCTTCTTCCTGAATAACTGCGTTCATCTCCTTGCCGCTCGTAGCTTGCTCAGATTTATGGACGATGGCTTCAGCATTGGTTGTCGATGTTGCTGTCTCCATTTCCGAGATAGTTCCGACTTTCCTGCTATCATCAAGATAAGCTGACTCAACCTCATGAATAACGCCCTCTGTAGAACCGTCAGGGTAATCTGCGGATTCTAACCCGAGAACGCCAGCTTCCTCTGAAGTAAAGGATGTTGCCCCTTCAATCTCAGACAGCACTGCATCTGCAGACTTGTTCTGCGTTGCCCCTTCCAGTTTGGTCTCTTCCATCTCGTACTCTCTGTCACCGTAGGTTACTGATTCCAGTTCGTGTAAAACGGACTCTCTTGCCACATCGCTCTGCCAAGCACCTTCAATTTTATGGAGGATAGATGGAGAGTTTCCGTCACTAATTCGAGCGCCTTCGATTTCATGGGTCACGCCTTCTTTGTCCGCCCGCTGTTCAGCTAACTCAATGCCGAACCATACTCCGTCTCTGCCTGTTTCATTGACTGCGGTCTCCGGTTTGTGCTCATAGCCGACCTGCTTGGCATCTGACTGCTCTGCTGTCACCGTCTCCTGCATGACACCTTCAGCACTGGTCATATGGTCAGCCGTTTCTGGTCTTTCCATCACCCCGTCATACTCCATGCCCGCCGAACCTGTCTCAATCCCTGCGACCACGCCTTCAGCGGTTGGGTCGGATACTGCTGTCTCAGGGAAATGTACTACGCCGTCCTTGGTAATGTCGGACTCTGCGGCAGTCAACGTGTTCGGTCTCAGCCCTTCTCCGAATGTGGTCTGCTCTGCCGATTCAATCGTCTGCATAATGCCGATGTGCTTGTTCGCTTCAGAGATAGCCCGACCAATCTCAGACACGTCTGCTGTCCGGTGGAAGTCGAATAAAGATGCTCCTGACATTTCCTGCGGCATCGTTCCTTCCGGTTCGTTGATGTACCGTCCAGTAGAAGGATTTTCTACAGCAAGTTCTGCCCCTTTGTTATGCTCTGCCTGTACTTCATCCTGATTGGTGGCGACGACTGTCACACCTGCGCCCGCCTGTTTCATTCTTTCAATCACAGCTTGTGTGATGGCAGGGAAGTCGGCTTGAGTAAAGCCTTGAGTGATGCTGTCTTGGATGATGTGCTCCATGCCAGCTTCGATTAAATCGACAGCTTTCGAGCCATACATAATCTCCATGAGCCGCACAGCCTTAAGGATTTCAGGAGACTCCGCAATCACGCCTTGTATCTGCTCGAACGTAACCAAGGATTGGACTTCAGCTTGCATACGCTCCGTGACTTCTGCATCCGTCATCTCTTCTACCTCTGCGTCCGTCCGGTCGCTGACATTATCTGCGCTCATGAATCTATCTACCAGTGGGTCACCGCCCACATAAATCTCAGCGTTGGTCACAAGTTGGATATCACTACTACTGCTTATGAGGTGTCCGGCATCTGTCGCCGTCTCCACGTCAGCGGCGTACGCCTGATTGACCACTGCCTGTGAAGAGAACTCTAGTCTACCTTCGGCTTCAGAGTCGCTAGAAGCTTTTGTAATGCTCTCATTTCCCCATGCGTCCGAAGTGTACTCTGCCGACTCAAGACGATTCTCAGCACCGTTTGCAATGCTCGATGCGCCTGTAAAGAAGGAGATTTCACCGCCCTTATCGAAGTAGAACGATTGCTCTAATACATCTGTTCTTGCATCGTAGTCCATCTCTACCTTGCCACTCTCCAATGCAGGGATGACCCCGCCCTCCTGCAGAGTGTCAGCAGTGCTTATCCGGTCAATTTCCAGAAACGAACCCGACTGGCTGTCAGTTACTTCAATGGTCTCAAACTGCCCGTCCCGCCTTGTCTCATACGTAAAGAACTCCTGAAGTTCTGCTGTTGCCCTTTTGTCCACGGTCTGCGTGGTTTCGATTCTAGCATCCTTGACATGTTTGGTAGCTTGACTGGACGACTCAATGATGTAAACGTCCTCACGGGTTGTCGATTCGGTATACAAGTCAAGGTGTGCAGGCTCATGAACCAACGTTTCGTAGGCAATGCTCTCATGTAAATTAGAATCGTGTACGGTCTCGCCTTGAGTGAGCACCCCATCAATACCCCCTTCATAGACGGGTTGAATGAGGTCACCTGTCATCGTATCCTGCTGGCTGGCTTGCATGACCGTATCTGTCTGCCCAAACTCCTGCACGTCAACATTCTGATAGGTGTACACTTGGGTAAAAGTCTCAAGGTGAGTATCCTTGTGCGTGTCTACCATGATAAATTCACTCAGCATCGTCGGGTCATGGTAAAGCGTCTCTGTTACAGTGCGCTCGTTTACCTCTGCATCCCCGCCGCCGTAAGTATCTGTCAGCGTAGTTAGCGTCAGGTCTGCTTCATTCTGCTTCTCTGCATGAATATACGCTACGTCTTGTGCATCAAAAGCCATGTCGGATACTGCGTTCTCTGTCTGTGACAGAAATGCGTCCTCCGTGACTTCCAGCCGCCGTGCTTCTTCGATATTTTCAAGAGGTCCCTCTTGCCTTGTATCAGCCAATTCGTACGCTTTAAGGGAAGAATCCTTGGTACTAATCTCAGCAAGTTCGTAACCGAACTCCTTACTTTCACTCACAATGATTGCATACTCAACCGGATAGGATTCTCTGTCTGCCCTGTACATACCAACCTCTGCTGACTTGAAACGGGCAGTTTCTCCTTGCATCGTGATGTTAGGGTCATGGGTAGCAGTGCTCAGTAAAGCAATCTCCCCGTCCAAGATGTTTCTTACAATGTTCGACAAAACCGCCCGACCTTTTTCCGCATTAAGGCGAACCCCATTCTCAGCCGTGTCGAAGCCTGACATTTGAGCGTCCGCTGATATTCCTGAGGTATTGGACTCCAAGGCATGAATAACACTCTGCTTGTTAGATAGTGAAATGGATACTCTGTTCCCTTCCTCAATGGAGACCTTCACGTCATAAAGATCACCGGAGGATAATTCGTCAAGAAGTGCCAGATGGTCTGTTCGACTGCCTTCTCTCACCGCCGCACCTTCAGCATCAAGTACCTGCTCTAGCCTGCGTACGCTCTGTTGCTCTCCAGTTGTTACGTCCGTGACTGTTTCGCCGTTAAAATACTTATGTATGCCCGACAAATACGATACGATAGATGCGACTACAGTCTCCACCTCAAAACCGTCATACTGAGTGACGTACTCAGCACTCCCTAGCCGCCCGAATAATCCAGTAGCCGAGTGAGGCACTTTATTTGCGCCCTTCATGGTATCTTCAATCAGTGTTCGATAGGTACTGTTAACGGGAGCGGTCAGGTGATATTGATTGTTTGCATTGATAATCTGCTCAAACCCAATTGTCAGTTCATAGCCCTTTTTAGAAAAAAGGGCGGTGAAGCTGATCAGGTAAGATTTCTTACCGTTCATCATTCACCGCCAACCTCCCTTGCTATTTATTACGAGTTCTTCTTCAACGTTTCTTTCAGGATGCCGAGACCAATTGGGGCAAACGGCGACATGTTAGCCAATGTGAACGGACTGACAGGTGTGTCTGCCAACGTGTAGCGGTAAAGTTGCTTGTACTCGTAAGTAGCAAGGACTTCCGATTCAGCCACAGGTGCTTTTCCGTCAAGGAAGTTGATTGTCTTCGTCTCGATATCAACTGTGTAGTCTGTGCCGAGCACTTGGTCTACGCAATCCACCTGAACTTCCAACTTAAACGGAGTTCCGTCATCCTTCAGAGAAGGCGAGTGCGCCATATGGAAGACTTTGTTTACGCCTGTGCCCTTGCCCACTTCTTCATGGTCGGATGTCTCCACTACTTCAAGTTCATCGAGTTGGGAAATGTTCTTAGGGTGTACGGCGTAACATTCATCCAGCTTACCTACAAAACCATCATTCGGGTGAACAATGTACATCGGGGAGATGTGATACTTACCACTATAAACCGATGGATTAAATCGGGACTCACCCGCATCAACGTTCTTATCGTGCGTTATGAACGCGAGGTAATGCTGTTGGTAGTATGTACCACCGATGGACTGTTGAAGCTGTACCCCGCGGTTTCCGTTGGATGTGTTGTTACCGTAGTCGACGTAAATCGCACCCAACTTCATGTCTTTCTTCCATACAACTTCGTCTGCTTCCCGACAACCAGAGATAATGACATTGTTTTTGCGAGGGGACTTACCAAGAGTCGTTAGCCGCCCGATGTACAATGGAGCGAAGTAAGTATTCTCAGCGCCCGGAGTAGGATCTGGACGGAAAAACATTACGATTCGGTCTTTGGTCACATTCCCCCAATAGTACATCGTACTATCACGTTGCCATCCTCTATCAAAGTTCTGCAACGGAGTGAAGGACAGAGCCGTTGGCAGGGATGGATAGATGTAATAAATGGATGAGTAAACAGCATTCATTAGATCATTCGGTTTATCGGGGTCAAAGTTCTTGACTGTGATGTCACCGTAATTCAGCGTTTGGTTTCCAGTGGCATTCAGAATTCTGATGTAGGATGCGTGTAATTCTGCGCCTGCGTCTGGTGCTTTGCCAACGAACGTTACACTATTTTTAGTGTAGTCAACTGTGTATAACGTTGAATCCTGTTCAACCTGATTCACATAAACCCTTACAGTGTCCGCTTTAATCGTCGCCACCGTTGGGATTTGGAACAACTTACGAGTTCCATCACCATCCGGTAAAATGGATTCAGGGTCACCAACGACTACAGAACCGCTAACACCTTGTACGATTCGTTCGCCCCGCACATCATCGAATGTGAAGAAGTACATGCGCTTCACTGGCTGAGGTGCAATTGGAGATGGGGAGTAGTTTGCTGTAATTGCGTCAGTCGGCAATGGTGCAGACGTGAATGTGATGATACCGTTCGTTTCATCAAGAACGTAGTCTGTAGAAGCAACAGCGTTACCGTTCTTATAGACGATGACAGAATCTCTGAGTACAGGGAACACTTGGAAGTGGAACTTCGTGTTTAATGTCTCGTTTTCAATCAACGCACCAAGTACGGAGTTCTGAGAAATAAACTCTTGCTCGCCCAAGGTTGGATTGCTTTTCTTGCCGTATCCGTAAACCATGCCGAAGTTCCGCATTTGGTTGTCCGAGCCGAGAGACCGGAACAAGCGGACATCTGCGAACTTCTGACCGTCTTGAGATACGGAGCGGTACTTTATGAATGTATCCCATCCCTTGGAGTTAAACAGTGCTTCAAGGTCTTTAGGGAATAGCTGAATCGTGGAATCTCCATCAAACCAACTCACGATAAATCACCTCTCGTTTGGAATTACCCTGCCGGTTATCCTGACTAAATATACTTATTTAATAGGAATTTATGCCAGGGCTATATTGTTATGGGGTTGTAGGCTGTGTCGGTGTAGGTGTCGGAGTGACCTCCACGCCTTCATCATCTACAGTATTTAAGTACAATCCAATACCCGCTGGACGGTACTGAGTTCCCGGCTTACTTGTCAGTGGGGATACACCCTCAACCAAGAAGTAACGGAATACATCGAATTCATCTGGGCAGTGATCCTTCTTCACACGCAGTTTGTTTGCGTTAAAGGACAGCGCCGATAATGCGATGGTGTCTTTCAGTGCTCCCCGCACCCCTTCTTCTGGATGAACCACGTACAGCTTGGAAGTGTGAACCTTACCGCTGTATCGGGAAGGGTTAAAGGAATACTTGTAAAGAGGATTCTCAGCGTTGTTCCAAGCCCGCGGATAGTCTCGCTTGCCATCCTGCGAAGTACGCATTGGAGGGATGGCATTGGCTGGTGCGTTCCAAGACAGGTAGTACGCCTGATATCGAGCACCGAGTTTACCACGGCTGACCATAACGTTGTCCAATCCGTTCGCAGGATTCTTAGGGTAGGTTTTCATCAGCGGCATGATGTTCGGTTGTCTCTTCGTCGTATCATCGAAGTCGTACTCAGCGATAGCAGTCAACCCCGCTGAACCTGTCTGTGTCACGATAGGTACACTACCTGCGAACATTGCGTAGGCATCATCACCTTCTTCAATGGCATCCAGCTTACCGAAGTAGAGAGGAATGATTGGAACAAGGTTTCCTTCCGGTGCAGGTACGTTGTCACATTGGATGATGAAAAACAGGCTATCTCCGTTCAAGTGACCTTTAATAGAGATTTCTGAGTCAGCCCACCAGTTCGTATTTTGAATCGCATAGTTGATATCGTCGTCGTGGTATTTTTCCAAAAGGTTGGTGCGAAGACCAGCTTGCATGATTGGAGACTGCATCCGATTCCCTTCAGCTTTAGATACAGTGAAGGTAGCCGTCGAGCCTGTGCCTACCCAACCTGCCGCTTCTACTTCGATATCCAGAGCCGCCCGTTTAAGGTCGCCCGAGTTAATCCAAGGCAGTGTTACGTCAGAGTAGTTAGGCATAAGTCCCGCCAAATTCTCGACCATATAGAAGTACAGAGTCTGAGGGGAACGATACTTACGGAACTCGTTTGTAGCCCATTCTGAGAACACCGCAAGTGTTGCAGGAGCCGGAGCTTTAGAATCAGGTGACTTGTTTAGCTTCCGAAGTTGACCAAGGTTCTGATTCCATGTACCAAGAACAGCAACGCCAAACATCTTGCCCGCAGTGTTCTTGTAAATGAAGTGCTCCGCCACGTAGATTGGAATGTCGGCCGAATCAAGACCGGTGTACGTGCTTCGCATAATACCTGCATCAAAAACCACTTTCTTAAAATTAGCGACCGTATCCCATCCTTGAGTAGCAAGTAGGTCTCCTAACCGAGGTTGAATATCCTGTTCCGTTACTTTCGGGGTAAACGATGCAGGAGTTGTGTCGATAAATGGCATTTAAATAGCACCCCTTTACTTATTAGCTTTATATAGCAAGTCCTGCTGTTACACAGGACAGTTTACCAGGTATTCCCACGACGAACTTGACCCCGAACTGGAGGACATGACCACCTTTATTTGTGTTACGCCGCCAACAGGACTGTATTGAAATTGGAGTGAACCTCCGTTAGATACTTCCATGTTGGTGCTGGCAAGCAACTGGTTCTGATAGTAAACATCCATACGGTCAGCTACCCCATACATGTTGTAGGTGATAACGACTCGTCCAGATGAATTGCCCATCTCATGCAGTTTCTCCGTATAAGCACCGCCGCCAGAATCGTTCAGCTTACCGCACTGCAATGTATTAGCCGGTGGGGGTGGTGGAGGTGGTGGGGGCACGTACTTGGCAGTTACCGTTATGGTTGCCGTAGCCGTTGCCTGCTGACCTATTTCATTCCACACCGTAAGCTTGACCGAATACGTGCCGACATTGCTGAACGTAAACGTTGCATTATCGACTGTATACAAGCCCTTTTTCACGTCACTCGTCACTTCCCACCTGTAATTCGTAATAGGGGAGTGCTTACTGTACAGCGATGTGAACTTGATTGACGTGTCCTCTTCTATGCTTGAATAACCAGGGTCGATTGACAGAATCAGAGCTGGAGATTCAGGCGGTGCAGGAGGAATCTCAGGAAGAGTGTACCCCGCCTTTAGAATGCCGAGAGCGGCAGGTCTGTATGGCGTTGCAGGCCTCTTTGTCAGTGGCGAAATTCCTTCGACCAAGTAGTAAGAGTAAACCTCATACCTATTCTCGTCGTCACAGTAATCTCTCACAGCCTTTAACTCGTCACCATTCATTATAGTTAAGGGAGAGGTTAAAATAACGTTTCGCAGTGTTCCGAACGTACCATCTTCAGGATGAACCAGAAGTGCACGGGATGAATGGGCTTTCCCGCTGTACCTTGACGGACTGAACTGGTACTTGTATTGCTCGTTCATGTAATCTTTCCAAGCCCTTGGGTGCTTACGGTTGTCAGCATTTTCCCTTAGCGGTGGCATAGAATTAGAAGGAACATTCCAAGACAGGTAATGCGCCTGATACCTTGCACCGAACTTATTTCGCTTGACCATAATGGAGTCAATACCGTTACTTGGGAAGTGCGGATACTCCTTCATAACAGGAAGCAAAACCTCTTGCTTGATGCTTGCATCGTCATAATTAAATTTACCAGACTGCTTGAGAGCGTCTTCTACAGTAGCCCCGTCCTTGTTGTATGCCGTCCCTGAGAATAAGGCAGAAGGTGTGCCTTCAGCGTTTCGATTGGTCTCGATATGAATCTCAAGAAACATCCGACCGGATACCGGAGTGTAGCCACTCACTCCATCTCCACTCACTGCTTCAATGGTCACAGAGGACATGCCCTCGATTCCCGTGATATCGAATTGCCCCATCAACTGAGCATCGTTCCTGTTACTTGTCGGCTCTACCGCCCCGATGGTATTGAACTTCCCTATCTCCTGTCCTGCGATGGTCAGCGTGACAGCTTCGTCAGGCATGTCGCCGTCCGTGTCACCCATTAGCCATACTTTTACATATGACCCCGCATTAACCATTGGCTTGCCTGAGATAATTGTGGAAGTCTTCGTCTGCTTCCGGTAGAAGTCGAACGTGATATCCCGATTAATAACCTCTTCTGTCAAGCCGTTAACATCGAAGTCTCCCATGTAGAGAGGAATCGCAGGTACGGCGTTGTCATCCCAAACGGGAGCAGTGTCCGCAACTATAATCAGCATGAGCGACTTACCGTCCACGAACCCTTTGACGAACACCTTACTGTCGTCCCACCAGTTCGTAAATTTTACGTCAACGAAGGCAATCTTCTCTGTGTGCTCAAGCTGAGGGATTCTTGTATGGGACGTGACTATTGGCGACTGGTACATCTGAGGGAAGGAATCAGTAATTCGTGACTGAAGAGCGTTTGTATTATCGTCCAGCCCCCACATGCTTGTCTGCACTTCAACATCCAAAGCCACCCGTTTCAATTCATTGACGTTCTCCCACCCAACCAACATCTTCCCGTTTCCAATCCACTTCTCAAGCTGGTAGAAGTAAAGCGTATGCCGCTCAAAGAGGGCATCTTCGTTAGCCTTCTGAATCGCCCAAGAGAATACGCCGCTGTCCTGCGGTGTTAACTGAGTACCGTAATCGGCATTTTTGTCATAGATTGCGAATGGTACTTTACAGTCCGTCCGTCCAATCTGCTCATTAATGTGAGCCAGCATTGCCATGCCAAACAGGTTTCCCGATATATTTTTGACGACGATGTGCTTGGTCACATAGAAGTCGAAGGTGTCTGCTGACCCGACCGTGCTGTAGTAAATTGCTACCTGACCGGATACCCCTGCTTCAAAGGTAATCGTGATGGTTTCGTCAGTGTTCTTGACCGCTATGTAATAGGATGTTGGAGCAATCTCTCCATCAAGGAAGATGTAGTAATCATCGTTCAGTACCTTAGGCAAGTCTATTTCAGGGTTAGCCATCGGAAGGTAGAAACGCTTGATTGTTGGCTTGGTCAGCTTGTTGGAGTAGGTTACCTTAGTAAACTCAGCTACCTTTGACCAGCCGTTGGTTGTCATGATACCAGCAAGCCCTTCTAGCAAAAACTCTTCATTTATGGTCGTGTCGAGCCAAGGCGTTGGCTGGTATGACGTATCTGCCATTTAATCACCTCCTTTCTATTTGAGCGTTTGGTAGTTTGCCCATACTACCTTAGGCTTGCCGCCCTCATTAAAGAACTCAAAGTGAAGTTGTGTTCCCTGCTTACATGGGATAATCGCCGTCAGGTACATCCCCTCCGGTAAATCCTTCGTGTAAATGTTCTTACATACCAGCCGTTCCCCTACGTACAAGTTCCAATAGTCTCTTGCTTCATAGTTGGATACGCCGACTGCAACGGAAAGCAACTCACAATCCTCTTGAATGGTCAACTTGTGTTCGACCTTGCCCGCCATTGGGGACTCTATCATAATCCCTTCAATGTACGGGTTCGTTTTGGTAGGCATAAAAGGAGGGTCGAGTCTACCGCCTACCAGATAACTCGCAAAATTTGCTCCGCTAGACATTCACTACACCGCCTTAATATATTCGAGTTCCAGATTCTTAAATAATCCGTTCTCTCTAATAATAGTCCCTCTAACTGTGCTGAAAGATGCGATATCTGTTTCCTCTTCTAATTCCTCATTGACCAAGGCAGGATATGTAATCTCTATCAGGAAGCCTTCCACAATTAAATTGGCATCCCTCTCAAGGGTCAGAATTTCGATTACACCGTTATCGTATGTGTATACCACAGAAGTTACGAGAGCAGAATAACCTGCCAATTCTCTGCGGGCTTCCACGTTAATTACATTCGGTTCTACAAGTGCATCCATGACAGTTAATTCATCGCCGCCAGTGTAAAGACCGGATTTCTTCATCTCCCTACGAATTAAATCGAGTATGGGATAGATTTCATTCGAGTTTACAAAGTTCCTAGTGTCCAAAGTATACACCTCACCTTCAATAGCATTATAAGAAAAAGCAGGGAACAATTAGCGCCGTAAGCGTAAGTGCTCCCTGCCTATGTGGTTATCCTAATTCTGATAAAGACTGCCACGTCAACTCGAGGTAATTGACGATGCCATCGCTGTTACCGACGATTCTGTTCCCCTTAACCAGGAAGTAATTGGCAGTGAACGTATTGGAATCGTATACGTAAACAGAGTCAAGCAGTTCGATTAACGGATTACCTTTGACGACTACGTTCTTCGTCCTTGCCTGACGTTTGTAATCAAAGAAAATCTTATTGGCTACGTCCTCCTTCAAGTCTCTCAAGGAGTTTCCATCGATCTCTTCAATCCAGTCCAACTGAGCGCCCGCCGTGCGGATATTACCCTTGGTTGCGATAATCAGAGACTTGTCGAAGAAGTGTTCCACGATACCCGCTGTACCGGAAATCATCAAGTGATTTCTGACACGCGAGTAATCCGTAGAAGAAGTAACTTCCAGTAGATTCTCTCCATCAATGAACTCCCACTTCATGCCCGCTACCATAGCCCAGTCTGGTGAATCGAGGAAGTCCATCTTCTCCATTCGAAACGTCCCATACCTGTCGCAGTAGGCACGGTAAGGAATATCTTGAATAAGGGACTGTACGGCATCTGAAGCGTTCGTACCTATTGGGAAGGATACACTTGCCACGAACGGATTCTGCCAGCCGCCCACTTCCATAATATTCTCCTGAGTCACGGCCTCAAGTTCTCCGCTCTCCTTATTAAATTTCATGAAGGTGTTCTTCCCTTTGTTCACGTCGATGTAAACTGTGTCCTCAATCACGTAGTCAGGGTTGCTCATATCCTCCGAATGAAACTTCCAAGCGCTCATTCCTGCATGGACAACAATGTCTTCTACAATGCTTGATTTAATCCAGGAGAATGCCCCGCCATCTCCTGCATAAGCTTCTTCCGGCGGGTAATGCATAGGCTTGTAGAAGATAAATTCCTCAAGCATGTCGTACCTGTCCACACAGATAAACGAGACGGTCTTCTCGTCAGAGTTCTCCGTAATTTCGCCTTTAATCATTCCAGTGAATACACGGACAACTTCTTCCCCGTATCCCGCATAAATCCTGATTGGAGTGTACTCGCTAATAACATGTCGCAGTTCTCCTTCTTCGTAATAGCTCAACGGAGACTTGTCCGTCTTAAATGAGTCAGGGAACTCTGGTCTACGCTCCCAAGATGGAGAATAAATACCCGAAGAGTTGTCCAGCGTTAGCCGTGCGGTGCTGATAGTCGTATCAAGGTGGGTGTTGATTTCCCAACTCATTACATCTTTCTCAATGGTGTACATGTCTTCATAAACGAAGTCCCCAACTTCATACCACTTCTCGTCATACGTGTCACCGATGGCAGTAGCTAGTTGCTCGATGGCATAGTCGTTGGCAGCGTACTTCACACTGTCGAGATACATCGTTCCATCCGTCACTGCAAACAGAATTCTGCTTTGGTACGGATAGTCGAATGCCGCCCCACGGATTCCGGTGTTAACCCAGACATCATTTATCTTCACATATACATCGATATCCGTTTGGTCATGGCAGACTACAGTGTACTCGATAAAATCAGAAGTCGTGTTTAGCTTATACGTGCCGCCACCAGATGTATAAATTTGGTCATCCTTGATGTTCAGAAGAAACCCCTTCGTTCCATTACTAATAACTAACTTGCCGCTGGTACCGGCGGCTGTCTTCAGGCTAAAGTTAATCGTAAACGGAAACTTCTTGATTTTACCTAACCGCTCGATACCTGCTTCGCCTCCGCTGGTTGAGATTGCTTGATAATCTCCCTTGTCCTTCTGTACAACTGTGCTGTACGGTGTCCATTTGTTGGCACTGTTCATTTCATCTTCAAAGTCCCACATCGCCTTCGACTCAATGGTCTCTACATCGAACTCTTTCGCTCTGAGCCACAAGATACCGAACTTTCCTCTCGATGCTTTCGAGGAATTGGCGAAAGTGAATTTCACCACGTTATGTCCTTTGGGCATCGGGATGGAAGGTGGGTATGCCACTCCGTTTTTAGCGCTAACCCCGTTGATACGAACTACTTCGTAATCATTAACTGTGACAATAATTGTGTCATCCAGTTCAAGGTCAGAGAAGTATGCCCAGCCAAGGTTTCCTGCCTTAAACCAATCGTGCTCGAAAACCAGCGTTTTTGCCTGCCCTGCCCCGCCCGTTCCGTTAAATCCGAGAACGTTCATCGAAGTCTTGTCATCAACAACGGTCATTTGCACTGCACCGTTTGTCTCTGTGTACTTCTTGACATCAAGCGTAGTCTTCTTGGTCGTAAAATCCTTAAAGTAGGTTTGTTTAGTGGTTGTCCTGTTGTATTGGTACGTGACGATTTCCTTATCGATGCTGGCATCTCCAGTCGAGTCTGCCGTTCTTGGTTTACCATCGCCCCAAGACTTGACTCTTACAACAACGGGCTGCCTTCCAAACTTGAGGGCATTCGCCTTCGTATCATAAAGAATGTCAATTCGGTTGCCTTTGATATCCCCGCCCGTATCATCTGCAAGATACTCTCCCCAACTCGTTCCATTGACAATCAGTTCCACTTTGCTCTTCAAAGGGATGACAGAGGGATCTACCGCAATAATCTTCCAGCTCTTCCATGTACGAACGTCTGTACCGCCCCGTGTGATTCCAATACAGCCGGGGCAGTCTGCTACATATGCCGTTGCTTCCATGTTGTATTCCACGTAGGAGGTCGAGTCTGCCATTACCCCTGAAGCGTCCATTAGAACAGAAGCATCCTGAATGTTCCTTGGGTCAATTTTCTTGCTTGCTGTCTGAATAGTTTTCTTGCCCCGAAGGTACGGTTCAGGATTCTGTGCTACGTCGTTAAATCGTACTTCAAAGTGCAAGTGTGTTCCGTCACCGCCACCACTGGAGATGGAGTGTCCGGTATTACCTCCAAGACCTACAAGACCACCTGCGTTAACCTTGTCCCCCACACTGACACTGATTTTGTTTAAGTGGGCATACCTTGTCTGCCATCCGTTTCCGTGATTGACGTAGACGACTTTACCGTACCCTCTCAAGGTGCTGGCGATGGCTACTGTACCTGTCCACACAGCGTATACAGGGTCGTTCATCGCAAGGTCAAGGTCAATCCCTTTATGCTTCTTCCGGGAACAGCGAGGGTCTGTCTCGAACCAGTCGGTGATATACATCCCGTTGATGGTACGCTCCCCATTCTCCTTCCCATGCATCGTTGAACTAGCTTTTATTGGCATTGAGAAGTCTGCGTTTCTCAGGTCGGTGCTGGTATCAACCAGCGTACCGTCAACGTAATTCGTAATCTTCTCCGCTTTGTCGATGGATAGCATATCATTCACTGCACTGTCTACCACGTACTGGACTGCATCGTATTTTCTACGGAAGCCCCGCACGTATGATGTTTTGTCCAACTCTACGATTACCTTCGGCTCGTTCCCTAGCGCGTTTACACGCTCCATAATTCCTTGTAGCAATTGCCTTGAAGGGTAATTACCGTTAGATACATAAGCCACTTAAGCCACCTACCTTATCTATATTTCTCCGTAATCCACTCGATAAATCTATTGAGGAAGGTTACCGCTTCCGCTCTTGTAATACATGCTTCCGGTTCAAACTTGCCATCTTCATAAAGTGGGAACACATAACACCCGTCATGGAATTTTTCATCTAACAGGGTCAGTACATCGTTCGAGTACCATTTGGAAAGGATAACATCCTTATCCACAATCGGTCTCAGCGGCGTATCATTGTATGTGAACGCACGGTCGGTGTACCGATTATGCAGGTTCTCGTAAATACGGCTCATTAGTGCGAAGAAGTCTCCGCGACGAATACGAACGTCTCCGAAAAATCGGTCGTTGTATGTCACCCGCCCTGATTCCACGACGACCGTTTCACTTGTACGTCTATTCACCCCATTAATTACGGCGTTATACCCTATGACAGCAGGGAAGCCATTGTACATGTATGGTAGGTAAACTTCACCTTTATGAATTACAAACACGTCACGCTGAAATCCGATAGCGTTCCGGATGACCACGCCTGCATCACTTCCTGCGCCAACAGTAACGAAAAGTCTCTTCAGCTTAACCCCAAGGACTGTACAAGACTCCGGTTGGTTGCTGTAGCTGAAGTAGTATGTAGAAGCGTACTTCAGGGTTGCGTGTGGCATCCGGTAGTCGCCTACTCCATTGTATGGGGTATTGACACACCCGATATCTTTCCGGTCAGGGATGCCATAAGCAATGACCACGACTTCGATACCCGCCGACAGTGGGTTGGTCATTGTGACTTTTCCGTTCTCTACCTTCTCAGGAAGAACCTCTACCCCGTTCACGATAACGAACACCGGATTACTCATGTGGTATTTGTAATCAGGTACAAGAAACTCTTGCTGTCCGCTTACGGTCACGAAGCGCTTAACCATTCTCTCGTACCCTTCTTTGAACACGTTGTACGTCATGCCGCTTAAGACTTCTACGTCACCTGTCAAATCCGTTCTCATACGAGTAATCTCAAGTGTGTCACGGTAATACCAATCCAGCGGATCTACGTCAATCCATCTTTTCATTTCTTAGTACCCCCTCAGCAACTTGTCTACGTGTCGGTACGTCCGCATAAGGAACGTAATGGATTCTGCTCTTGTAGCCGCTTCGTCCGGACGGAAGTAAACAACAGACTCCCCGTCTGCTTCCCAGTTCGTTGCGATAAGTCCAAGCTGTTGCATATTGTCGATATACTTGTTTGCCCAATGATCTTCGATATCAATGAACTCTGTCATGTACTTGTATTCAAAATCTTGCTTGCGGACAAGAGACATGCCGATGGTTACGATGTACTTCGTTTCCATCTCAGCGGTCTTAATATCGGGTTCTCCGGTCACGATGCCGATGTAAACTGTACCCTTCTCGTCGTAATACTTATGTTGAGAGCCGATGAACTGAAGCCAGTCGGCATATTCCTTCTTAGAATAAAACAGCATGGTTAGGGTAGCGTTATAATGAGACGTTCCGTTCTGCACAAGTCCCGCAGAAGATGCCAAGGTCTGGTTGACATGGGTCTTCAGGTAAGGCGCCGGCGGTTTGTACTCCGTAATCAGCTTTGCTTTGACCTGATTAAACTGGACTCCGTTGTCGTAAAACAGTTTCTTCTTATATACCGAATCCTCTGACAAGAGGTTATTTTGTTGTGTCATGGTCGTACCTCCTTATAAAATAACTCCCCATCTCATTATAAGACGGGGAGTGGTTTCGCTAACTTCTATAGTTGCTAGGATTCATAGCCTGTTGGCTACGAAGGTTTCCTACCCGCCCTACAGACAAGCCTTGTCCAATGGATTGTCCGACTTGTTGCAACTGGCGGTTTGTCATGCCGTTGGTGATGTTAGGAAGCGTGATGTTGACGGTGACATCCCCTGTACCGATGGTTGTCGTGTTGTGAGTGTTGCCACGGGTAAGGTACTCGTAGCGGCTCATAGCATTTACTCCATTAGGCATGTTGAACGTTCCCGCTGTGGATTTCATTTCATCCAAGATGCCCAACTGAGCCTGTAAAGATTGCTTTTGCAAGTCTCGAATTTCAGCGTTAATCTTAGTTGTTTCGTCCGCTCCAGCCGAAGGAAGTTTAGCTTTCAGATCGGCAATGACTTGGTTGATTTCAGATACCTCTTCCTTGGCATTGGCAATCCGCTTGTTACGAAGAATAGGCGAGGAGTCGTCAGGGTTTCCAGTCCGTAACTTGAGTTCCAGCAACTCATTCTCACGTTCAGAACTGTTGTCCTGAATCTTAGCCCTGCCAATTCCGATGGAAGCAAGATTGTACTCCTTAATAAGGGCTTGCTCATTGGCGATTTCATTCTGAAGCTGTAAAACCTGCGTTGCTTGGTCTTCGGATAGGTCTCCGATGGCTTGGATTGCTTGAAGATTCGCCAACTCATTTTTCATCTGAGATAGCTTAGTCAGTGTAATCTTCTTCATGGTGTCCAAGTATTCTTGAGACTGAGTGTCCATGTTGTACGCCGCCGCCAGTTCCTTTGCTTGAGCAATAAGGTCAATGCGAGACAAACTGTTGTTAACCTTACGAACCTGACTTTGATACGAATCTTGTTTTGTGTTCCACTCTTCCCGAAGAATGTCAACTTCCCCTTCCGATGCCACTTTATCTCTTGTCGAAGTAAGGTTATCGTAAGCAGTTTTGGCATCTTTGTACTCTTGCGACTCAGGGTCAGCGCTGTCCATGACCGTCTTGGCGTTGGCGATATACTTGTCAATGATATCCAGTTCTTCATTCAATACCTGACGCATGGATTCAGTCTGCTTCTTACGCAGTGCAATGTACTCGTCAGAGTCAGTCTTCATTCCACTCATGAGGGCACGAAGCGTGTCAATTTGGCTAGTGTCCTTAATCTCATTGATACGGTCAGAGACACGGCTTAGAACAGAGTCAGAGTCGATGGAAGGGGAGTTGACCGCACCTTTCTTGTACTTCTCCTCATAATTCTTCTTCGCAATCTCTTCGAGTCTCTTCTGCTCTGCCTCTTCAAGCTTTGATGCTTCGTACTGCTTGGTAATGGCTTTCTGACGGATCTTTTCTGTTTCCGCAGAACGTCCGGATTTGGTGTTAAACTCAGCAACGGCTTCCTCTACTGTCTGTCCGCCGCTGGCTTCCCGTTGTTTGAGCCATTTTGAAAAATCCACCTGACTTCCCGAGAATTTGAAAAAATCCATCATCTCGCCCATCATGTCGTCGCCTTCAAAGTAACCGAAGTTGGATGGAGTTCCACCGAATGCGGAAGATATCCCGTTCATTGCGGAGTAGTAAAGCCCTGTCGCGGTATTCCGAGCCAAAGCCCAAGAGGCTTCGCCTTCAGCCTGCGCATTAATCTTGTTAGACATGCCTTTCAGGTCGTTGTCACGGTCGTCAGCCTGAGCAAGTAACCTTTCGTCATCTGTTGACAGGTAGGACTCTGTCAATCCTTTAGCCGCTTGAGCGAGACCGATTGCCCCGGCAATCTCCATAGCCATCTTAGCGAAACCTCCCGCCAAGTTTTTAACAGAAACCAGAGCCCCCTTGCTTAAGTCTGGAATATCCTTCAAGAACTGTTTGAACCCATTCTTGAGGGACGCCGTAGAAGACATTCCAGAGTTCATGCCTCGTACAGCATTGGACAAATCTCCGAAGGCAGGGGAGGCTTGTCGAGCAGAAGCAGCGGCTTCCCGCTGGGTCTTCTCGTAATCATCCATCGCATTATTCAGCTTTTGGATATCGTCAATCGGAGGTAATCCGTTCCGCTGCCTGTCCACCAAGTGGTTTTCAAAGCCCTGGAATTCTCCTTGAGACATTTGGGACATCCTATTGGACAGTTCAGAGTAATTGGTATCGCTTGCTCTTTGTGTATCAAACACTCCCCGACTGGCGGTGCTGCTGTTCAGGGTGGTCAGGAGGGTAGGGGTAATGACGGAAGCCAATTCAGTTCGGGTACTTAGGCGGCTGTTGTACTGCTTCGTCCGGTCGAATTTTTCATCATCCGTCAACTCCTTGCCCGGATTCCAATTTTTAGCTTCGTCCATCGTGCTAAATAGAGTCGGCAAGTCTTTAACCTCTACCTTATTAGAATCCAGGTAGTTCTCATAGTGCTTGCGTTGCTTTTCCGTCAATCCGTTCAAATCACGTAAATAACCACCAAGTAATGGGTCTTTCTGCATCTCCCCGACCTCTTTACGCGTCATGTTCTTGATAGAATTATCAACATTCATGCCCGATACGTTCTCCAGAAATGAAGTACGTGCAGACTCCCTCTCGAAGTTTGCACCAATCTTCCCAGCGCCCCACTTAACTCCCTTAAGCAGCATCATCCCAATCAATACGTTAGTTAGCACATCTCCTAACTTGACGAACAATTGGGCATTCTTTGTCACGTTTTCTGCCATATTCATAAGTGCGTAGGACACTTTATTGATGGTAGGGGTCATCTCCTGAACAAGAGCATCAAAGGCAATGGATATGCTTTGCCCTGCCCGTTTAGTGTTGACGAGTGGGTTGTCTACAGACGACTTAACCATGTTCTCATATTTAGATTTGTCAAATTTTCCGCTAACTTCCATGACTTTAACGAACGTGTTCATGATTTTGTGCATCGTAGCCGCACCTTTGGAGGATTGGTACGTACCAAACAAAGCATCGTTGGTATTGCGGACGGTAGGGCTGTCTGCACCGGACAACTTCTGGGCAATGGACTTAAACAGTTCCTCCGCTGGAACAAGAATCTTCGCTCCTGTGTCATCTACTTTCGCTAGACCAAGTTCCTGCAATTTCTTCATGGCTTCAGGAGATTGAAGTCTGTTGGCTACTTCTGCACTGTCGTCGCCGTAGTATGGATCAACCTGTGATTTATCCATCTTGTTCAGTGCACTAGGAGACTGTAATCTGTTCAGAATGGAGTTGTAGAAGTTACTGACATTCGCCCCTTCAAGTGATTTTGCTTGGAGGGTTGTACCCGCCATAACGATTGACGTTTCAGGGTCAACTTTGGAACTTGAACTTTTCAGTGCATCAATAAGTTGCTCAATACTTGCTTTTGTCACGTCGGATACAACCGCCAAAGGTTGTGCGATTCTATCCTCCAAGTCAGCCACCTCAAGTCCAAACTGAGCCTTCGTTGACTCAAGACCATTGGCGATATTGACAGGACTACTTCCAGGGGCTAGTGTATGCAACTGAGCAGTTACGCGGACAAACTCCTTCATTTCTATAGGATCATCAAGCAAACCAGAAGCGATGCCCCCTACTTGATAAAGCTGTTTGTAATCCGTACCGTAAAACATAGACTGCTGTCTTATAAAGTTTTGCAGATCACTAACAGCACTCTCCACGCCAGCCATGTTCGTCGTTCCAAGAGGGTTGCCGTCTTTGTCTTGGTTGTATTCGTCCTTCAACTTCAAGTTCCGCATCATTTTAATCTGTTCAGGCTGAATATTCTTAAACGCCTCAACCGCTTTAGACATCGCCATCATTAGAGCATTATCGAAGGCTCCCGAAATTCTTTGACGTATGATGTTAATGATTGCCCCTTGTACAGCTTCGGCGTTAACCGCTCCCGACCCACTATCCTTTTCACTGCTACTGCTTCCTTTAGATGCAGTTCCTCCACCGTCGCTGTGACTGTCAGAAGAAGACGAACCAGAACGAGGAGTAGAAAGGCCAAGTTTTCCTGCATTCCGAATCTGAGTATCACTGTTAAGTCCACCTGGTCCGGATTGAACCTTATTAATCTCTTGGATGATAGACTGCACCTGAACGTTTACCTGCTCACGGATTTTGTTAATCAACGCATTGTTGATGCGGTTAATCTGATTCACGAGGTGATGCTTTAGCTTAGGTTCAGGGGTGATTTCCACATCGTGTATTGCCTTTATTAATTGGTCAATCTCTTCCTGAACATTGTTGCTCATTTTCTTGTCAAGAGCCTTAGCCACTCGTTCAAGTTGAGCCTTCAATCCAGCGCCACGAATAGAGCCTAAATCGACCGTGCCGAGCGCTTCCAGCTTGTCCACCGTCGTGTCAAGTTCCTGAGCAAGAATTTTCTTGACCTTCTTGCTCAGGTCGCCTAATGGAATCTGCATCTTGCCCGCCATTGCAGTGTTAATTCCTGCAACGGTTTTGTTGACGTATTCATTCAGGCTTTGTTCAAGTTCGTTAGGGATTCTCTTTACCTTGTCCGCAACTTCCATTCCGCTCATGTCAGGAACTTCAACATTTATTGCCTTCAACAATTTTTCCTTAGCTTCCTTGATTACCTTGTTCAAATCTGCCTTGGAAATTTTCATGTCACTGGCATCAGCTACGTCAGGGTTCTGAAGAATACTCAAAATCTTTTGTTTGATTTTATTGACGAAAGCCATGACCGTTTCCTTGCCAATCGTAATCTGTAAACTGTCAAGAGTTTCCGATTTCATCAGATTGGATTTTTGCTTTTGGATAGCACTGACAAGGTTGCGAATTTGCAGTTTGATGACCTTGGCTACTTCTTTATTAATCTCGTTAAAGTCATCTTTACTGATAGGAAGCTTCTGTCCGCTGGCGTAGTTAGGGTCGATTTCAATGTGCATGTTACGAACGTACGTCCGCAAATCCTCGTTGATTTCATTTTCTACTTTGCCCAAGATACCTTGAAGAGTCTCAGGTTTAACCGTGAGCCCAGCCGAACCTAACTGCTCAAGGACAATCCCATTCCCTGCGATGAGATTGTTGAGTTCATTTGTCAACGACTGACGGAGATTGCTTCCAGCCTCACGTGATACCTGCGATTGCAAACCGGACAGGGACGAACGCATTGCGTCAATCCGCTGCTCTAATCTACCAAAACGAGAATCGAGAGTTTCCATCTCCTGCCCATATCGAGCCATATTATCTATGGATTTCTGCAACTCTAAAATCACGTCAGTTTGGATTTTGCTGTTCATAGTCTCACCACCCTCATAAAATAAAACTCCTGCCCCTCCCTAGAAGGAAGCAGAGCAGGAGGATTTATAATAGCTGTGCAAGGAAATTCATGTCTTCCGCATCGGCTACTTTATAACCATTCACGTATTTACCGTCAGTTGTTACTTCCTCTTCACTGGTTGAATCATCAGCAGGAACGCTTCCGCCGAACAGACCGCCAAGCGACATGGTAGAAACCTTGATAGTAAACTGAATGTGTTCGTTGCATTGTTCCAAGTAGTAACCTAACTGAGGTAAGGTTAACTGCCACACATCATGCTTTTTCAAGTGGCAATAGTGGGCAAGTTTGAAGAAGATGTTAGCCCAATCGACAGGCGGCTGACTGTCATAGTCTTCTTCCTCTTCCTGAGTGGTTACATGGACTTTTTTAGCCCATTGAGACCAATCATGCAATCGATAATCTGTTTAGCCGTCTCCAAATCAACGTACTCGCCAAGATGCTCGACCGTCATGTGTTTGTAATATGGCTTAAATGCCATAAGGAGCACTTCAAGCAATTCTTCAAATCTATCTTCCCCATCTTCAGGGATAAGGTTAGCGATGATTACACCGGAATCAATCGTATTAAGTCTCTTCATCAATCTTCGAGCATCAAGCAACCCTAGTGGTGGGATGTAATAAGTCTTACCGTCACGTAAACGAACCTGTTCATCTGTCTCGAAGAATACTTTCTCGCGAATGTCAGCTTCCTCTTGGGTCAGTGGCTTCTTCTCTTCTTCAGCTGTTACCTGTGGAGTCTGCTCTTCTACTTGACTGGCTACTTCTTCAGCGATGCCGCCAGCTTTTGGGATAACTAAATCTCGTTCACTCATTTTAATAGCCCCCTTTATATTTCTCCCCCAAGAAAAGTGAATCGAATTGACCACAGAGCGGGGGAAGTCCCTGCAATCAACTCACAGAACATTCTAAGTAAGTAAACCTAGACTCTAACATTAGGTATGTAAAAAGACTCCCCGAAGGGAGTCTAGTGATTAGCAATCTTCCGCAGATACAGAACCAACTTCGTAACGCTTGATAGAACCAAGCTTACCGTCCGGACGTTCAGGGTCGATTACAGTCAGCGTTACGCTATGCGTGGACGCTTGTTGACGTTGTGCGTCGAGAGTGAAGTTGGACTTCACACGGCATTGGAACAACTCAGTTTGATAACCTTGGATTGTACCGTCCTTCTGCTCGAACTGACCATCGTGAACAACGTGTACTGTCAACGGCATGTCCTTGGTTGTGATATCGAGGATATCAACAACTTCGTTCCGCTTGTAGTTGACATAAATGTTTACATCATTGAGGGCCGAGTTGAACTTCAGAATGCCGCCACTTACTAAGTACTGGTCTTCAGTAGGAGTAGAGCTAGTCGTTTTCTTCAGCAATTTGTTACCTTGCAGAGTACGAACAGAAATCTGAGGGTCAACGTTCAGGGATGCTCCGTACACAAGATCAACAGTAAAGTCTGAGCCGTTCTGTTTAACCGTGTGCTTTTCTTCCAGCACCCACACGAAGCCGTCAGGGTCTGGTGTAATCCCAGCCAGTGCCGCAGCGTAAACGATGACAACCGTTTTACCTGCCAGCGCCATATCGAATACGACATCCTGACCCGTTACCGTAACGTCTGCACTCAGGTCAGCGCCGCCCACAGCACCCTCGAAAGACTTAGGTGTTGGAGAAGCAAGAGCGACTTGAGTAAGTTTCGCTTGATACGGAGAAGCGGAAGGGACTACAAAGGTCTCAGTGACCATGCTGTACGCCGAACCAGAAATTCCTTCACGGAGTTTCGAGCCAGTAGCCAAACGTACAAGGTTAAGGTCGAACTTAGCGGATTCCGCTGTGATATCAATTGTCTTCTTACGAAGCAACGTATCCAGTGCTACGCTAGAGTCACCGCCCTCAATGTCCTGCATGTCCAGCTGAATATCCAGACGCATGTTGTTCAGCGTACCGATTGTAACGAGGTCGTCACAGTTCGGGATTTTCGCCATGAACTTACCAGCGCCCTTAATCAACATTTTTTTGTTCTTAGTAATCTTACTCATTCAGAAAACCTCCTTATATTCATCTATCCCAATGGTGAAGCATATTTGGGTGAAATACTTGTAGGTGTTCTCTAGATCAATGTCGTCTTCAGCACTTGTGACATACTCACCCTTGAACACACTTCCTTTTGGCATCCAAAAGTATTGGACGTCGAAAATTTGGCAAATACGGTCAGCGATGTTCACTGCCAGTTCCACGTCATCCTGTGTATAGATATCGAAGTCAACGATGAACCTATACTCAAGGTGATTTTCGCCTCTTGCGCCAGGATTTTTGTAGAACGTAATCAAGGGCAAGTTGTGCTGAACTAAGTCCTTCGGCTTCTTCCTCTTCTGAATCTTCGTTCCCAAATCTTCCAGAGAAGTGTCTGCCGCCAGCCCTAGCATGGCAAAAATCTCAGGGTCATGACGAAGCGTGGAATGAATATAGGCGTAAACATCAGAGACGCTGATCTTTCCCATATCATCACATCCTCTTATGAATGCTTCGTATACCAATATAAGTTGAAATGGGTATATTTCTAACCGCCCTGTGTACTGCGTTGTCCACCATCGAAATGGACTTATTAAGGCTATATTCGAACAGTGAGACGGTGGAATCTCTACCTAAATGGTTCTTTTTCATTCTATTAGGAGCGCTCCTGACGTTGGATTCATGGATGTTGTCGCCCAAGTCTACCCACTGCCCATAGGGTCTTTAGAAGCTAAGTAGCTGGTGTGTGTTCTATCGATGACCATCACCTTCCATCCCAACTGCCCTTTCTTTACTTGATTTCGATAATGGATGCCACAGGCTGGCTACCCGAAGTCATAAATAGCTTCCGAGCCTTGAAAGCCTTTTGCTCCTTGAAAAGCAAACGTTGCTCTTCATTGCCCACTCGGAGATTCGGCTTGTCACTAACATAGATATCTCCGAAGCCCAAGTTCTCGACAATCAAGGTTGTATCTTCTTCTTGAGCGTTATAAATGAACTGACCGAAGATAGAAAGTTGTTGGGTGAACTCTGCAACCACATCGCCCTCCAATCCATCCACGCTAACCGTCTCGGTCTCTTTCTCAGGGGCTTTAGGAGTCCTCTTCCGTTTGTTTGTTGTTCCTGCCATTGTTAAAATGCTCCCCTCATTGTGATATGTAATAATTCAAACCAAGTAAAAAGTCGTCCACTAATTTCTGACCAGACTTGTGTTCAGACGGGTAAACATGTTCTTTCAGCATCCCAAACTTCTTACCACCTTTCTGTCTTTGTCACAAGTCATTATAGGTAGGTGGAGTCTCGCTTTAACCGAAAGCTTTTAAAAACAAATAGCGTGACCCGCAGGGTAACGCCACGCTTTGCATAGTTTTACTCAGTGAGTATTTTCACTACCCCTTGCCAATGTTTTATTATTCTATATATCTTTCTTTTATATATCTTTCTTTTATATCTCTTTATACGGTGTAAACTTTACAATACAGAACTCACAACAAATGCACTTTTTACACTTCATAGGGGTCTGTATGGTAAACCGTACACTTCAGACATAACATGCAGTACGTATCTGGCGGCGGGTGCTAGATATTGTATAAAAAGTGATATATGAACACGTATATAATCTACTAATCTTGTGAATAATGTCTCTACCCACAAAATGAGAGGTAGTGAGATTACATGAGAGCAAGCACGTACGGCGTGGTAAAGGACGTAGAAAACGAGAGGTATTTACTGGCGGCTGACCTATTCGAGAGAGGGTTGAATGCTTCGGCTATTACCACATACCTTGCGGTGACGAAGCTTCTGAGCGATGGTAGGACGGAGTTCCCGTTGCAAGATGAAATCGTAAAGCTGACTAAACTGAGCAGGAAAACAGTTGTCATATCGTTACAGGCTTTGGAGGATTGCGGACTACTGGTCTACGTTTATACCAAAAGAAACAGAGCCACGGCGTAAGTTGCCTGTGGCTTTGTCTTTAGTTTCTGGATGCCCCCATGAGGGAAGGCATTGGCCAGTGTTCCAGTTCTTCAGGGTCTTTTGCAAAGTCCATGTTCAAGTCTTCCCATTTGATGTTCGGGTTGATTTTCCACGATGCCCGATAGATGACATTATCTCTGGAAACTCAGGGTCTTGTCCCTGTTTGTACTTGTACATCTCTTCCGAATCGGCAAATTCAGCTATATCAATCCATCCCTTCTAAGCGCATATCAAAACGTTCAATCATAAACTCGAAAACGGCAGACAGGTTTCCCTCAAAATAGTGGTCAGCCACCTCCTGCAAATACTTTTTATTCTCCGGAGTTGTTCTCAAGTAGATTCTCTCTGTTTTCATCACGATAACCCTCTCTTCTTCATACACGGTCTACAGCCAGTGAGTGTTTTTGGCAGAACTTGCATCCGTTGGTTAGAATCATCTAACTCTTCAGGCAAGACCAAGTAGCCGTATCGGTTCATGACTTTTCCCGTAATTTTACCGATACAATGGAGACAAAGCAGGGGTTCTCCTTGAAGCCCTTCGGCAACAAAGTTCTCCCTTGCTTTATCTGTGACGTACCTGAACTCGCACTTAATGCACTTGATTAGCGAATCCATTTTACGTCAATCCCTTTGTTCGACTTCTTACCGGAAAGAGTCAAGTGTGATTGAGATGGGAACGATTCTTCAAAGCCGTCACGCACCGCATACTCCGCAGTGTTGACAATCGTATTTCGGCAAACCAGCCAACGCTTCTCTTCTCGAACCAATCCATTGTACGGGTCAATAGCGAATCTCTTGATTGGCTTACTAAATTCCTTGTGCCAATGCCCACAATATGTAACGTTCAAAGGTTTTACAGGCTCAAGCTTGTCCATTACAAAATAAATTGGTTCTCTTGGATACATATATTGTATATATATTCCACCTTTACTGAGTTTTATGACTCCTTCAATATAGTCACCGTTCAGTAGAATACGAAAGTTATGTTCATTAGTCTTGGCGAAGTCAATCGCTCTATCAAGCAACCTAATATCGGCGGCTTCAGACCCGATATGCAAATCATTAAGTAATAGTACATTCAAGTTCTTCACCGATGGGGCGGTAAAACCTGATTTCAGGTATTTCATTGTTATCCCCCTAGTCCAAGTAATTTTCTACGTATCTCCGCTTTCTTCTTATCTTGAGCACAAGGTCGGCACTCGTAAATTCCCATGTACCTATCCACTAACTCTTGATAAGGAACATTCAAGGTATCCGATAGACAGTGGATACATTTACTGCCTTCCGTCTCATAGATAGTGGCTAGAGCCTTTGCATTCTGCGTAATAAACCTTCCGCAACCGCATTTCAA